TCATTTGTGTTTGTGGATACAATAAATATTGTCTTATTCTTCCATTACGAACAATTTCATCACTAATAAATGAATAGTATAATCTCTCATTATCTAAACCAGTTACTAAATTTGTTTTAGGAAGTTTTAGAGCACATATATATTTTACGTCTTTTGAACTATTCCCTCCAGATTGTGATGATAAAACATCTGAACCATAACTATCTTCTTCTTGTGACTCTGCTGAACTTTCTTGTTCGGTTTCTGTCTCGGGTTCTGTATCACCTTCTAATTCTACTTGTTCGTCTTTCTCTCCAGAACTTTCAGCATCTGTTTCGGGTTCTGTTTCAGGTTCTGTATCACCTTCTAATACTACTTCTTCATCTTTCTCTCCAACACTTTCAGCATCTGTCTCGGGTTCTTCTTCTGTTTTTTGTTCTTTCTCTTCAACACTTTCAGGTTCTGTATCACCTTCTAATACTACTTGTTCGTCTTTCTCTTCAACACTTTCAGCATCTGTCTCGGGTTCTGTTTCAGGTTCTGTATCACCTTCTAATTCTATTTGTTCGTCTTTCTCTCCAGAACTTTCAGCGTCTGTCTCGGGTTCTGTTTCAGGTTCTTCTTCTGTTTTTTGTTCTTTCTCTCCAACACTTTCAGCTTCTGTCTCGGGTTCTTCTTCGGGTTTTTCGTCTTTCTCTTCAGCACTTTCAACATCAGTTTCGGGTTCTTCTTCGGGTTTTTCGTCTTTCTCTTCAGCATTTTCAACATCAGTTTCGGGTTCTTCTTCGGGTTTTTCGTCTTTCTCTTCAGCACTTTCAGCATCTGTTTCAGGTTCTGTTTCACCTTCTAATTCTACTTCTTCATCTTTCTCTCCAACACTTTCAGAATCTGTTTCTGGTTCTTCTTCTGTTTTTTGTTTTTTCTCTCCAACACTTTCAGCATCTGTTTCAGGTTCTTGTTCAGTTTCTAATACTACTTCTTCATCTTTCTCTCCAGCACTTTCAGCATCTGTCTCGGGTTCTGTTTCAGGTTCTAATTCTACTTCTTCATCTTTCTCTCCAACACTTTCAGCGTCTGATTCAGGTTCTTTATCACCTTCTAGTTCTGTTTTTTGTTCTTTAAATAATGAAATTGTTTTTGTTGGTGTTATAGATGTAATCTCTTCTTCAACCAAAGAACATAAAGGAAAATTATTACATTGATTTTTATTTTTATGATAACAAGTATAGAAATTATTAAACTCTCTTACATTTTCTTCAAAGTCTATAAATTTTATTTTATCTTTTAACAACTTCTTTAACAATACTTCAACTTTATCTAATTTATCTAAATATGGTTCTGAACTACTAATAATATTTTCTAATTTTTTACGTTGTCTAATAAACTTATAATCATTTAATACTATACGTATAGTATTACGGAATAATGAAAAGAATTGTTGTTCTAATTTAATAAAGTTATGAGTGCTTTTTTCTAATGTATTGTTTGTTAATAACGCTAATTCTTTATCAATGTCTATATCATCACCACCAATAGGTGTCATATTATATTCTTCTAAATCATCTTCATAGTTAGGTATATTTGGATAAATACGTATTAATTGTAAAGTTTCAGTCATAACACCAATTATCATATCATCAATCGTGCATTTATATTTTAAATTACAAGGTATTCTTTCATTAGAATCATTATATAATTTCGTAATAAGTTGTTTTGTTTCTTGATAACTTCTCCATAATTCATCTTCATTATCTTGAATATATTGTAAAGGATATTTTGTGCTTGGATTAGAAGGGAATATTGGTATTACAAAATGTTGTTCTTCATTAAATATAACTTTAATAGCAATTGTGCGATTTTGTAAATTTGATAATTGTTTTTGTATTTTATATGAAGGAAGTTCATCAATAATTTTTTCAACTTCTGATAATTCAATATTATATTTTAATGAATTACTTGTAGGGGGTAACGGTGGATTATACGCTCTACAACTATTCATAATACGTCTTATATGTTCTAAACCATCATCAATATTTTGTTTTAATGAACCATCTAAAACTTTAGAAATAGTATGAATACCTTTATCTACATTACGATTATAATAAAATAAAGGTTCATAGTAGATATCATTTTTTATAATAACAAGCGTTTTTTTATTTTTATCCCAAGGACTAACCTTCATAATCATCTTTGGACATATAATCTCTACATTATTTGTATTATCACTTACACTCATATTTAATATAGCAAGATTTAAACCATCCGGAAATAGTTTATGATGTGGTGTTGTAATAAACTCCCATAAATAGGTATAATCAACAATTATATTATTATTGTTATCTAAATAACTACAAAACCGTAAATAACTATATACAAGTTTATTCAAATAATCTCTTAATTCTTCAGTATTTTCATCACTTTCTTCAATCTTATGAATATAATACTTATATAGTTCATTACTCTTAATTAATTCAAGTGAGGAATTATAATTTTCTTTTATTTTATTGTCACTATCTTCAAATAAATCAACTAATACACCACTATTATATTTAACAAATGTATCAAACGTAATGACATGTTTCTTAAGATATTGTATCATTTGCTTAATTGTTGGAACACGATGTTCTTTTTTTCTAATATCAACACTAACTTTTAGTTCAAATGTGTCATCATCTATATATTTAAATAATGAACATAAACAACCGATAAACGAATGTGAAGATGAATTCTCGACACCATAACGTAATAAACAATTAAATTTGTTTTTCAGTTTATTTCCCTTACCTGGAACAAATATATCATTCATCGGTGTTTGGAATATCTTTTGAATAGATGTGGATACCATTCCCCAATGACCTATATGCAATGGATATTTAAAACCACTGATATATACATTGTTTTTAGTAATCGTATCAATTGTAAAAATAGTTTTTAATATTTTTCCTGTATCTTCATCCTTTTTTTTATCTACATCTACCGTGACATTCTTTAATTCTTTCTTCTTTCACTGGTGTTTTAAAACAACAAGGATAACAAAGTCCCAATGGATGTTTTTTAACATTTCTATTATCTTTTGATAAAAATCCAGGATATTTATGTAAATTACTAAATTCAATTACTTTATCAACACCACCAGAACACTGTTCAGGTGTCGCTACAGGTATTTTATCAGGTATACACCAATATCTCGGACATAAATAATAATTTTTATGTTCTTCTGAACCATATGTCAGTGTTTTATCTCCTTTATATTTATCTCCATATAATTCATCTATTTTCTTCTTCTCTTCTTCTGATACAATAATAGGTTGTCTATTTTTTTGACACGCTCTTGTATAACCCACTGCGTCTTTATATAACTTATTGTCTAATGTCTTACGTCGCATATCTAACTCATCTGTTTTACCTCCAACTTGTTCCTCTTCTTCTTCCTCATCATCCTCCATTAATATAAATTGTTCTTCATCTTCTGTATTATCATCCATCGCTGTTATTAAATCTGTTTGTGTTGTTTTTAGTGTTTTCTGAACTGGTTGACCGACATCATCAATACCACCTTCATATTCTTCTATAGAAGAATCGCATACTGATTTTATCATATCATAATCTATTTTTTCTGGATTTTGTGTTATATTTAAAAGAACATTAATATATTTGTTAAGAATTGTGATATATTTTATATTATTTATGTTTGAACATACAATATTTACATTTGAAAACTTATCATATAAAATATCTACCTTTATACCCTGGTTCGTTTTTATATCTAATTTTGTTGTTTGTGTTGGTGCTCGTGTAATTGTAACTTTGTTATACCATTCAGATAATTTCTGTTGTGCTTCTTTATTAGATAAACTAAACTTATTGACTAATAAACCAATAATAATATCACGACTTTCTCTATCACGTACTTTATCTGTTATAAATTGATTTATAGTGTCCAACTCACTATAATAACCAACACGCTTATAATATAAACACGTTTCATTTTCTAAACGAAATATATCTTTTAAACAATTCTGAAAACTTGTAAAATCTATTTTACGTTCAACCTTTGTTTTAATTAAGTATTGTATATCTTCAATATATATATTTGGATTTTGAATAATTCTTTTATAATCCAAATCATCACTATCATTAAATGTATTAAAATGAATACCACTTTGCATAATAAAATATTTAATTTTAAATAAAATAGGTTGAACCAAGTTATTAATATCATTCATCATTTTAACAATTGTAAATGGTGTTGTCCGTGAATAATTAATTTTTATACTTCCATCTGTAAATAATGTAAAATATAATTCATTTCGTAATTCACTATTTTTTTTATCTTCCATTATCCAAATGAATGTAAAAACTTACACTATCTATTTTACCTATCATATCTTTTAAACGATTAATAACAGATTTTTTCAATAAAGGGATATGAAGACCATCTGTCGTTTTTTGAAGAGAATAAATACGGAATAATTTATCTCTTTTTTTTCCAGGATTATATTTTATTAAAGACATCTTTTCTGTTGTTTGTATCATTTTAAATATATTTTCAAGTGGTATAATCATTTTACTATTTTGTTTTATCCATATTGTTAACTTTTGTAATCCTTTCGTAGTATCAACATTTTTATAATTACCATAATTGTTATATAATTCATAAAACAACTTTATGTGTCTGTTATATTTATCAAAACTATCATTTATTAATGAATACGTTTCATCATTTAATTCTTCGGGTTTCCATTGTTCTTTTGTAAAAATACCACGTTTTGCTAAATATGGGTAGTAAACCTTTGTAAAATATTCCGCGGGTAGTTTTTTATGTGATACATACTCCCATACATCTTGAATATCATTTATAATTATAAACTTATCATATAACATTGGTATTTCTATCAAGGTCTTTTTTTGATATGTTTTTAAAATTTTGTCTATATTTTCTAATAAATATGTATCAATCATATCCTCTTTTACATTAAATACATTTGTACAACAAGGATAATCATTACTTAATTGATATACTATATCGAGAGGTGTTTCTTTTAATACGATAGATTTTTCATTTATATATTTATCAAGGTTGATGATATCATCATATGTATAATTATCTTTTTCTGGTATATGTTTTTTAAATTCTTTAATGTTATTTGCATAATTTTTAAATCTTACTTTTGATAATTCAGTAATATCTTCATTTTGTGTTAAAGATTGAAACATATGTCTTGAATTATAATTTTGATATTGTAATACTGAAAAATATAGTTGTGAGTAATGAACAAATCGTTCTCTATTATATTCTCTCAATCCCTTCAATACTTTAAGTTTTATGTTATCTATTCGGTCATCCTCAAATATATCTAAAGAAATAATGAATATTTTCATTCTATCTTCTTTCTTAAAACCTCGGTGTAGCTTCAATAAATTCTGTGAGAGAAATGAATTGAATATTTCAGTTTCATAAGTTTTAGATTGTTCACTCTCGGGTTCATCAAATAAAATGGGGTCAATACGTGTAATAAAGTCTGTATTAAATTTTGTTGTAAATACAAATAATGCTTCTAATACTTCTTTAATTTTATCTGGAAATATCTTTTTTTTGGATAAAACGATTTTATACATATTTATTATAATTAAAGATTATAAAATGATACTTAAACACTATTTAAAAATATAAAGATATATATAGAAAATGAGTTTTCAAATTATTATGGCATTATGTAAAAATAAGGGTATTGGATATAAAAATAAATTACCGTGGTCATCAAAAATAGATATGAAGTTTTTTAAATGGATGACAACAATATCAAATGATAAAAATTTATTAGTTATGGGTCGTAAAACATGGTCGTCGTTAAATTATAAAGAACTTACAAACCGTCATTCATATATTGTAAGTGATAAATTAACAAAAGGAATATTATCTTCAAATACAACAGTTGGAACATTTGAAGATAGTATTTATACAAATGAAAAGTATAAATGGATTATTGGAGGAGAACAAATATATAATTATTCATTAAAACATTATCTAAATAATGTTAATAATATATTTATAACATACATTGATAAAGAGTATAATTATGATACACAATTTAAAAAGACTGACTTAATAGAAAAAAACTTTTATATACGTTCAGCTTTTAATATAAAAGAACGTGATTTACCTCTAACATTTTATTATTTACATAACAAAAATGGTGTAATAGATGAGTTAATTGATTTAAGATGGAATGAATTTGTTAAAAAGATGAACGATCATAGGTCATAATAAGGATTTTCATCTATTTTCATACCACAATACTCACGTGGTTTTAATCTATAATTTAATGGATGATAAATACCAGCTTCTTTTGCTTCTTTTAATAAAAATTTAAAATTCTCCCAGAATTCATCTTTATGACCTATTGATTCAGTCATAATATGAGAGATTTCGTGTATTCCTACAAAGGTTAAAGTATCTTTATCAATTAAATGGTGACCATTTTTTTCTTCTGTTAAACAGAATGCTAATTTTTCTCCTTTGTTCTCACTATAAGCGGTATATTTACTTGTTGGTAGTGTTTCCATTACTTTTTTAGGGTTAAAATTTTCAACTAATCGTCGAACACCTTTATGGTCTGGATATTTTTTATCAACATAATGAACTAACTTTTTCAATGTTTGTGTCATTTGTGCTAATAAATCAGCGGTTTCTTCTAATTTATCACGTTCTCTTACACAGTATTCTTCACCATCCACAGAACTAACAATACATTTTAATTGTGATAAATCACTATCTTTATACATTTTAAACATATACAGTATGATAAAAGTTACAAGAATAATTCCTAAAATATCGTAGAATTTCATTTATTAAGTATATATGTTATAATAAATGAAATTTATATTTCTAAAGGATTATGTTTGTATTGATGGGGTGCACATATTGTTGAATTCATCCATGGACCGACATCACTTCTTTGAATGGTAGGTTCCGGGCGTAATTGTAAATTGGCATTTTTATTACAATTTGTAATTGCACCTTTGAGAGAACCCGCTTTAATCATATTTACATCTTCAATATTTCCAGAACTCATTTGGTGTGCCCATTCACCATTAGGGTCAGGAGGTAATAAATCTTTAGGATCTATATTTTGATGTGTCATACAATTTTTTGTATTATCTACACCAGATGTTTGTATTCCTTCTGCGGATGCATAATTACTTTCTTCTTCATTTGTATCAACTGGAGGGGCGTTCATTCCATCTTCAAGAGCTCCTGGATAAGGTCCAGTTGTCATTAAATCTTTAACATTTGATTTTCGTGATGAATATGCTACAATTGCGTATAAAAGAACAGCAACACCTAAAAGAACAACCCAATGACCTGCTGACATTTTACTTAACATAGACTTTGCCATTATTATTTATTATGAATAGAGATAATAATATTATAATTACATTACAGAAAAAAAATGTGGATAATCTGTAATCATTTTCTTTTGTTTTTGTTCAATCATTAATAATTCGTTTTCTAATTCTTTAATTTTTGGTTGTAAATCATTTTCTAAATAAAATTTATATTTTTTATAATCTTCCTTATACTTATTTAAAGTTTCTTTAAATTTATTATGATTTTCATTTAATTCTTTAAATTCATTTTTAATTTCTTCTTCATTTTCATTTTGATTTAAATCAACAATATCATCAATATAGATTGATGAATCATTTTTTTGTTGTTCAACTAATAAAGGTTTACTAAATAATCCTTTATTTTTATTAACTAAAATTTGCTTTATTTCTATATCTAATTGAAACGATGTATTTGAATATAAAATACCGTGTATTTGTAAAATACATTGAATATTTGCGTGTTTTGTATCGCTTAATTTTAACATTTGTTCATATCTATCATAAATTAGTATATTTTTATTTTCAATATATCCTTTAATATAATGTTTTTTTCCATGATTTCGTATAATAGGTGTCATAAATGTATTATATACTTCATCATTATTCTCAAGTGATATATCAAACCATTCAGGATTTATAGATTTTTTAATAAAATCTTCTAATGATGATAACCAATTAGAAAATTGTGATGAAATATCTATATCTAAATCCATAACATATTTATATGAAGTTAAATTCTTTGTTCTTTGTATTCCTTGTGTACAATATAAAAATGGCGTTTTTATAAATATATCTTTATTATTATAATATAAAGATGAATGATACATATCTTGTTCAATTACACTCGGTTGTTCAAGTGTAAATTCTTTATCATTCCATTCATATGGTTCTTTAATAATAGTTATATCCATAATTTAAAATATCTATATAAATGTTAAGAATTAAATTAAACGCTAAATGACTGACTATCAAAATGAGTTTATTAAAGAATTATTCCATATTCTAAAACATAAAAATATTCAAACACAAATACGTATTTTTATGGAACCTATTGTGCAACTTATTGTTAAAGAAATTTATTTATATTTAATGATATCAATTATAAGTATTTTAGCAATATTTATAATGATATTTATAATACTTTTATTTATGATTAAAATATACTGGGAGGTTACTAAAAAATAATATTTATATATAATATAAATGAATAAACGTAGAACACGTAGAAATAATACACATCGTCGTCGTGTCCCTAAAAGAAAACAAAAAACACGTAAACAAAAAGGAGGTAATTTATTATTAGAAGGTATTAAAACTGCGTTATTACCATTAGGTATGATTGCTTTACAACAAACAATGACACCTAAACATAAAAAACGAAAAACAAAACGTCGTCGTAATTAAATATAATTATATATTATTTTATATAATTATATGGAACATAAAGTTCAAGGTTTTAAGCAATATATACGTGAATTTATGAGTGAGTGTTGATGACGAGATTGAACGATACTCTCGTGCACTAAAGCAGTTGAGAGAAAAACGTGAAAGTATATTACAAAATATAAAAACAGAAATCGATAACAAGAATTTAAGTGATGTTGAAATACAAATAAAAGATAAAGGTTCATTACAACTGTATCATTATAATCAGTATCAACCTTTGACATATAAATATCTCGAAGAATGTATGAATAATTATTTCAGTTTATCAACTGAAGAAATAAAACAATTTATAAATTATTTAAAAAGAAAAAGACATATTGAACGTAAGTTTAATATACGTAAAAAGTTTTAAAATGTCATATTTTCATAGTCATTGGAAAGATTTTCATAAACGTTGTCGTATGTATGATATAACGTTAAATAAGATGAATTATCCGCGGGAAAATGAATGGTTTAGGATGTATAAAAATTCTAATAAAGATAGTTTCGTTGATTTAGGAAATGTTGAACACCATCAATTTGATGAAGAACTTAAACAATGGGGTATGGTGGTCGTTGATGATTGTAATCATACGAGAGAAGATATTATCGAAGATATATTTAATGAGATATGTGATGAGGTTGAAGAGAATGATTATAAAATAAAGTGTAAGAAACAGTTTAAAAAAGACTTATTATATTTTATATATCGTCTTACTGTAGATGAATAAAGAATATATATATTATCGTAATTTGATAGACAGAACACCCCTACAAAAATTATTGAATTATGATATTGTTTTTGAAACATTGAATGATATGTGGTATTATGATTTTAATACAAAGTTCGGTCATATGATTGAACCATATTACAAAACATTGGTTGATGATTTGCGTCCATTTGGTTTATTAAATGAAAAAAAATCTATAGAATTTAAAGATTTATTTTACGATATGATTTCACATCATATCGAAAAAAAATATTCTAAAGATGATATTTTACCGGAATTGTTTTTAGATAAAAAATAAATGTTATATTATAATAAATAATGTATAAAGTAGATGGTAAAAATGCCGGTTATAAAATTTACAATGATATTTATATACCTTCAGAAATATCTTTAAAAAAAGATAAAAATGAACCTATAAAAAAAATTAAAAAGAGTAAAGTATTACCTGAAGAACTTGTAGATAAGTTAGTTAAGAAAGCAACTTATTGATTGAAGAACCAACGTATACTAAAGTATGGAGGGTCAACTTGCATACTCTTTGTATTCATTTTCATATTTGGACCTTTTGATAATTCATTATGAATCTCTCTTATTGTTAATGATTTATCATAATACTTCAGATTTGATAAATAACCATCATAACCACCGTTCATATTAATATAGACATCTCCATAATTTTGTTTAGGAACATCGTTAAAAACGTGTCGTTTTGCTAATGTTCCATTAATATAAATATCTAAATATTTACCATCAACCCGTATAACAAGATATATCCATTTGTGTAAAGATAAATCGCTTACTTTTATATGTTCATTCATATTTGAATATGTATTCATTACAACATACATATTACATTGGTTATTTTCATATTTTAAATATACACCTGGTGCGTTATTTGGTAATATCATACCTCTAAATTGACCGTCGTGTTGTATATTATTATTTCCTTTATGGAATACGTGATAATATTGTGATGAATTTGTATCTATACCATCAATATAAATCCACGTTGTATAAGTAAATTCTATTCCATCACTTTTATTTCTGGAACGAATAATGGGTTTACTTCCTTTTACATTAGGATTTTGATGTATTACAGATAATGAATTCGCCTTTTTCATACCTTTATATAAAGTAACATCATCATTAAATCCTAAAAACATAGATAATACAAATGTTCCTAATCGTAAAAGTAAAATAAATGCAAATATAACCAAAAATAGAACAGATATTTTAGCAATAATTGAATTTGAACGTAAGAATCTTTTGAACCAGATACATAGGAATTGTTACCGAAATTTTGAAATGTTCTCTCAACATTTCCTCTAATTGTTTTATTATATGTATCCTTTACACGTGATACAGCACGACTTTGTAATCCTTGTAAGCTTTTTGCTAATTGTGTTGCGTGATATGTAGCACCTCTATTTACTGAATTATTTTGTGTCCTTAATACTTCTTCCATATTAATATACTATATAGAAATTAAATTTCAATACTATTCACTTCACGATTATTCTCCATGAAAGCAAATTTGATACGATATTTATTAAATAATGTTCCAAATACTGACCCAACACCTGCACCTTCTCTATAAATATTATAAGCTTCATTAGGATTTAAAGCATAATTATAATACACAAAGTTCGCTGTCTTACCTGCAAAACCACCATTAGGTGTTAATATAATATCTTGACCTGATGACGATTTAGGAACTTGGTCTAAAATCATTGTTTTTACAAGTTTTCCATCAAGATAAACATCAATTGAACGACCATTTGCTGATACAATTAAATTCGTCCATTTTTGTAATGGAACATCTTGAATTGTGATTAAAGCACTATTTGTTGTTTCTGTTTGTGTCGGGTCATCATATCCAATATGTATATTTAAATTATTTAATGTTCTATCGAAAGACGCACGTATTTGTTCATTTGGTGTTGTTCCGCGTCTAAATAATATTTTCTCTTCTCCATAACGATGGTTCCAATCACTTATATAAAACCATATACTATAAGCGTAATCCGCGTCCTGACCGTCAGGTGCTTTATTATGATGAATATGTGTTTGCTGTGTTGCGTTATGAATATGTTTTAACTTATAACGTCCTGTTTGTCCTGTTAAATAATTATAAAGATAGTATAATATGATTAGAACTACGATTACAATAATAACATTTAATATTGTAAATCTCATTTTATATAATATTACAATATTAAATTTTATAAACAAATATATTTCTAATACCTCCTGATATTCCAGGATTATCACCATAAGAGATTGGGTCATTCTTTATAAATGTAATTAATCCGTTATGTGTATAAATTAATTCATTATTTATAAATACATCTAGTCGTCCCATTGTATATTTTAAATGTATATTATTCCATCTCTGTAATGGCAATTTTACTTTAAATAACTCATTATTTTCATACATACACATTAATGTATTCGTATTTCGTTTATATAAAAACTTGGGTTTATTACCAAATGAAAATAACTCTACAAATTTTGTTCCTTGTGCGTCATAGTTACTTGGAAGTGAATGTATAAATGTTTCAAATTCTACATTATATTCATATTTTACATCAAGTTCTTTCCAATCACTTATATATTTTTTATTTTTTATAGGAACCGCGTCCTTCAATAAAATAATCTTATTTCTTTGTTGATACCATTTCCATGCATAAGGAAGAACAAAGTATATACCGATTATAATGACCTCTGTTAAAATTGTTATGATTTCATCGTTTAATGTTAATTTTGGAGAATATATTAAACAAGGTATAAAGAATATGATATGATAAATTAGTTTAAATAATGGATGTTTCATTAAATCTTTAAAGTTATGTTTCAAATAAATGTAAAAGAATTGTAGAATTGTTGTAATCAATAATAAACCAAATATAATTGATAATGTAGTATTTATATATTGTTTACTTATATTTAAAGAAGATAGACCGTAAATAATTAAAGAAGCAATAGATACTAATACAATAATATAGAGTGATAATTTACCAAAATGTTTTACATTTTTTGATAATAAAAATATAATTAAACCAGTTATTAAACCAATCGCAGAAACATTAATATATGTGCTCCATTTATTATAAAAGTTTTTTGTTTGTGTTATTTCATAATATCCATAACTTATAAAAAATAATAATAATATATAAAATAATCCTTCACGATGTTTAGAAACAAATTGTGTGAATGCTGGTATTAAGTTATCAAAGAAACGAAGCACTTTATTTTGTGTTGTTATCAAGATTGATACAGCAATTAAAACACCGGCAGTTATAAGTATAGTTATCAAAGAAAAATCTGTATATATCAATATTGGAATTAGGAATGATATAAATAATGAAATAATACGAATGACCGGTACACGTTCAAGTAAGGGAGATAAAGTTATGATTAATAATGTAATACTTAAAGAAAGGATTGTTAATAAGTTATGAAACCCGTATGAAAACGCAAATAATATAAATAAAATAGATGTAAATATACCGGACATTATTAATTGAGATGTTGATGAAGGTAATATCATAGATAAAATCTTTTTCGTTGCTGATAGAGAACTTTCTAATTTAGATTTTTTCTTCTTTTCAGGTGTTTTTTTATGAAGTTTTTCATAAATCTCAAATCGTTTTCCAAATAATTTACGTGCCATTTTTTCATTCATAATAAATTTAATGTTATCTGTTTTATCATCTTTTTTATTCAATATGGGCGTCGCCTCTATATCAGGATTTACCATTTTTTTTATTTATATTATGAAATGATTATAATTTATCCATAAGTGTCTTTTGTCCGTGACAATTACGACATAACGCTTCTAAATTAGATATGTCGTTTGTTCCTCCTTTATATAAAGGTATTCTATGGTCAACCTCATATGAAGCATTTAATGTCTCTCCACAACGCTTACATAACCACTTTTGTTGTGAAGCAACAAATTTCTTTTTACTTTCACTTACACTTCGTTTTATAGTTTTTTGTTCAGGTATTTTATTGATATAGTTGTTATTCTGTTCAAATGTTTTAGATAATGGTTCAATATATTGTTTTTTTATTTTATTATTTATCGGCATAACACTTGTAATTGAAGCTAAACTTTGTATTAATGATGATGTTTGTTTGGGTTTATTACGTAATAATAAAAATAATGAAAACCCTGAAAACGCGATTGTGGTCATTGTCCAATATTTTTTAAATGATTTTAAATATTGTATATAATAGTTATCATAATATGTATTCATTAAAAAAAATATTGTAACACCGATAACAATAAATTCACCACGTTTCATATCAAGAGTGTGTATCTTTATATTTATATGCGATTATTATTTGTTTTGAAAATAGTTTAAGCGCAATTATATTGTCAGTATATTTTTCAACACATCGTTTATACCATTCATCACTTGCGTGTTCTTTACAAAATTCTGATAATTCTTCTATAGATGCTTCATTATTTACCCAATCTATTGTTTTATCTATAACAGTGTCTTCTTTTAATATCTTTACCTTTTTGGGTTCATCTCTTTTAGTGATTGATAATACAAAATCTTCATATTCTTGTCCGATATCTAATGACATTGTTGGTGTATCACTATCTTTTTCTTCTTCAATATCTATCCTTATATGATGTTTTCCAAAATCTTGATTCGTAAAATATTTATTATATTTATAAATAGGTAATATTTGGTAATATATAATCTTGTTACGAACTTCTGGTGTAATATAATTTAAACATAAATGACGCATCATATGAACTTCTTTAACAAGAATTTGTGATATTTTATCTAACGGCATATCTTCATCTATATGTTGATATTCCGCTACATCAGGGATATGCAACCATTCTTTTAAATCACAAAGATGTTTATTCAACTCCGACAGTTCAAGAGCAACGTAATTCATTGATTTTGTGTTCTTATTACATATGATTTAATACAAGTTTCAATTTTTTTTTATAATTATTAAAAAATTGAAACGTAATTAAGTTGTGTAGCAATTATAATAAAAAATGAAGTTTTTAGTATTTGACTGTGAAACAACAGGTCTTATACCTAAATATACAGATGATATTAATGATTATCCACATATCGTTCAATTAAGTTGGATTGTGTATGATGAAGAAGAAAATAAGATTAAAGAAAAAGATTATATCATAAAACACTCCTATATTCCAGAAGAAAGTTCAAAAATTCATCGTATTACTACACAAATTTCACAAGAAAAAGGTGAAGAAATGAAATATGTTTTAGAACAATTTATAAAAGATTGGAACTATTGTAATATGGTTATTGCACATAATCTTTCATTTGATATGAAAATGATACTCGCAGAAACACAAAGATTAAATTTACATATCAATACAAAATCTAAAATCTATTATTGCACTATGAAAAATTCTATTGATTTATGTAAGATAGAAATTAAAAATAATAGGAAAAAAACATTTTATAAATATCCCAAATTATATGAAACATTTAAGACATTATACACAAAAGAAACGATCGATGAATCTAAACTTCATAATTCTCTTGCCGACATTTACTTGTGTATGATTTGTTTCTACAAAATGTATTATGATCATGATATTAGAAATATAAATAATATGTTTAAATTAAAATACGAAAAAATATTTAAGTAATTTTATTAAGCACTACACATCTCACACGAGGGTTCTTGTTCTACCGTAAATTGTTGTGCCGACGCGCTTGCTTTTGTTCTTAAATAATACATACCTGTCTTTAACCCTTGAGACCACGCATAAAAATGCATTGCTGTAATCTTTTTAAATGTTGGTTTTTCCATAAATAAGTTTAAACTTTGACTTTGACATATATAACGACCACGGTCAGAAGACATTTTTATAATATCTTTCATAGACATCTCCCACACTGTTTTATATTTTTGTTTAAGATGGTTCTCTTTTTCTTCTGACATTCCACATAACTTTTTAAAATCTATATGTTGAATACTACCTTGTTTTGCTAAAATATTATTCTTCATTTGTGCATTCCATACACCCATATCATATAATTCACGAATTAAATATTTATTAATAACCATAAACTCACCAGCAATTGTTCTTCTAACATAAATATTGTTTGTATATGGTTCGAAACATTCATTATTTCCCATAATCTGACTTGTAGATGCTGTAGGCATTGGTGCAACTAATAAAGAATTACGAATTCCATATCGTATAACATCATTTCTTAAAGAAATCCAATCATATCTCGAACAATCATCTTCCAGACCCCATAAATTAAATTGAAATAATCCTTTACTCATCGGTGACCCTTTAAATGATGAATATGAACCAAGATGTGTATCACGTTCTATTTCAGCACGTATAGGTTTATTCTTATTTAATAAGAATTCAAGATGTTCATCATGAACTATATAATCACGAGACGATGAAGTTAATTCATCTTTATATCTCCATTCTTTATTCATATATCTTTTCTTCAATTCTATCATCTCTCGTTCTCTCTCTTTAGAAATCTGACAACTTTCATAAACAGAATAATAATAGATGGTCTCAAAAATCTTGCGATTTATTTCTTTAGCTTCATCACTATCATAAGCAACATTCATTTTTAAAAAACAATCCGCTAATCCTTGAACACCAATACCTATTGGACGATGAAGCATATTACTATGATATGTTTTGGATGTTGGATAAAAATTAATGTCTATAACATGATTCAAGTTACGAACAACTAATTGAACCATCCCTCCCAATCGTTCATAATTAAATACACCATTATCCACATATGAAGGAAGACACAAAGAATTTAAATTACATACCGCGGTCTCTGTTGGTGATGAATACTCTAAAATTTCCGTACATAAATTACTTGATTTTATTGTTCCTAAATTATTTTGGTTAGACTTCATATTACACGCGTCTTTATATAACATATAGGGTGTTCCAGTTTCTATCTGACTTTCAATAATTTTATACCAAATATCACGTGCATTAACAGAAACACCACGACCTTCTTTTTCATAATGTGTATATAACTTCTCAAAATCCTTACCATATACGTCAGATAATCCAGGACACTCGTCCGGACACATCAACATCCATGACTGGTTCTCTTTAACACGTTTCATAAATAAATCAGGTATCCATAAAGCATAAAATAAATCACGCGCTCTTGACTCTTCATCACCATGGTTCTTCTTCATTTCTAAAAAAGACATTATATCTTTATGCCACGGTTCAATATATACAGCGAACGACCCTGGTCTGCGTCCAGCTTGATTAGAATAACGAGCAGTCATATTAAAAACACGTAACATTGGAACAATACCACTACTTATTCCATTTGTTCCTCGTATATGAGACCCCTTTGAACGGACATTATGAATATGAAGACCAATACCTCCAGCGTATTTACTAATTACAGCGCAATCTTTTAATGTATTATAAATACCCTCCATACTATCCTCCTCCATAGAAATAAGATAACAAGAACTTAATTGTTGTTTTGGTGTTCCTATATTATATAAAGTTGGTGTAGCGTGAATAAAGTATTTACGACTTAACGCATTATAATTTTTCTTTATTAAATCCATAGTTTGTTTACTTGAATATGTATTTGATGAACAATATAAACCAATAGCAACACGCATCCATAAATGTTGTGGTCTCTCTACAACTTTTTTATTTATACGCATTAAATACGCTTTCTCTAACGTTTTAAAACCGAAATAATCTATTATATAATCACGATTAAAATCAATCATATTCTGTAATTCATCTTTATAGTCACATACAAATTTATAATAGTCATAGTTTACAAGAGGGTGATGTTTATTATGATTATCTCTATATTCATATAGTTTTTTAACAATCTCATATAAACTATCCTCTGTATTTTTTTGGTGGTTTGAAATAACAATCCTTCCCGCTAATACTTGATAATCCGGATGGTCTGTAGCTTGACTTGCGCATTGTTCAGCAAGAACTTCATCTATTTGTGTTGTATGTATTCCATCATATAAATGTTCTATGACTTTAATGACTAACTCTGTATAATGGATGTTTAATTGATCATTACCAAGACGTTTTACACGATTTAAAATTTTATCAAATGAAACAGTTTCTGTCATCCCATTGCGTTTTGTAACATACATTTCATTCGAAGATGATGACATATTTTTTATATGATATGTATACATTTTTTATCTTGTTTTTATATATGTATTTATTTATCTTTATAATTGCCGTATTCTTACTATTATGGACTTATACGATGACATTACAAAGACGTGAAGAATTTACATCAAGAATTCCTTATAAAGTATTACAAAATGATTATGATGTATCAGAACAATCATTATGTACATCATATGAATTATGTAAAAAAGATACACATCATATTCCTAAAAAAATATATAATTATCCTAAACCAAATAATACATATGTTCGTGTAAATATGTATAATACAAAAGATTATAAACAACATCCATTAAATTACAAACAGATACAACAATTCTTTACACAAAATCCATATTAATTAAACATTTAGAACCATTATTCTCTCTGCGTTTTAAAATATCCTTCCAAACATCTTCAAATATTTCTTTGTTAGAATTAAACCATTTTTTGTTTCTTGGAACTAATACACACGAAAAATCCTCTAAATACCAATATATAATATCAACATACTCAATATTATTTTTTGTTATCCAATTATCAAATTCTTCTTTTGATGATATATCTAAAGGAACATACTTATGATAATACATATCATTATCACAAATAATAATAATCATACCCTTTAGTTTACCATCTCGTGTTTTTTTATAACTATTCGGTTCATCTTTAGGACTATCCATCAAGAATTGTTCATATGGAGTGTATGTATTTACAATAGTATCATATGTTGTATCCATTGTGATTACTTCACATGTATACTCCTTAAAATTACATTCCAAAAAATCACATTCGTTTAAATCACAAACTTCCATTTGAAGTTGCATTTGTATCCAATACTCCTTTTTAGGATTACCAGTAATTTTTCGTGTACTCACATTTTTTACTTCCAACATACGACCATATCGTTCACTGTTTGGTTTAATATTGATACCATCGGGTGATGATGCTAAACAATAGATTGAACTATGAGGTATACAACCATATTCTTTTATCTTACTACCAGTCATATATTCATAGATCTGTATTGATACTGGTTCATACCGAACACCTTTTTGCATTGGATTTAAGTTTTTATAATCTTTTAGTCCTGTTTCTATACTTGTTTTCATCTTTTTACAACGTTCATTAATATAATATTCACGAATACGGTCACTTTCAAATATTTTCCACGCTGAACTTGCTGATATATAATTATACCGTTCTTGGTGCCATTCAATCGTTCCTTGTCTCGCACATTTTTCATTAATCTTATTAAGAACATCAATCTGTCGTTCAATCCTTTTATAATCTTCATTCAAATACTTAAAAATACTCCACGAATTTTTAAAACCAATACTACGTGGTGGATATAAAATACAAACACGATGAACTATGTAATTTATAATTTCTTCTTTGTTATTTATTTGTGTATATGTTAAACAATAATCATCATATATCTTACATACAAGTGTATATAATTCGTTTATATAATCTTCAAACTTAAAAATATCATATCTTGAATCTTCTAATTCTTTATTCACAAGTTCAATTATATCATTTAAAAAAACACTAATGTCATATCCTTCTACTTTTGGAATAGACCATTCAATATCATAATACTCATTATAGATAGGTTTATTAAGTATATTATCAATATCTTTAAACATATTATTTATAATTTTAATATCTTTCTCAATCTTATCCATATCCATTATTATAATAACTTATACATAAGAGTTTAATTCAATTTTCTTTTAACGTATATCTTTTTTCATTTGTTTTTGTTTTTACAATATGTAATCTGGGAATAGATATTATATAACCTTCTTTTGATATTTTTACATCTTTCGTCTTATTTAAACGATTTTGTTGAAATGAACGTATTAAATATTCCTTCAATTTATCAATATCTTTTTTATTCATATTTTGTTTTTCAGCATATTGTTCTAGACGTTTAATTTTTTGTTGTTTCGTCATTTTCGTCCATTGTGTTTCATTATTTTTTATTGTTTTTCTTCTTGATTTTAAAATATCTTTCATTGAATGTGTAGAAGTTGGAACAGTATTATACAATGTTTTGTTTAATATTGTGTTTAACTTATTATAAGAACTATCCATTATTTAGTATATATTAATTAAATTTTAATATGAAAAAAATAATAAATATAACATCCAGGTCGATAACAGGTGATACAAAACGTAATATAAAATGGAAACAATTATCACCACCATATTCACAAGAAGAAGAATTAAATCTTATATATTCTAAACATCCAGAGTGTATTCAACATATTCAAAAAAAAGTTCGTCAATATTATAATCAAGATTTAAGAAGTTGCACTCTTAATGTTGAACAATGTAATAATAAAAAGAGTTGGAAAAAAACAAGATTTTATAGTATTTTACAAGAAGGTAAAAAAAATAACAATGACAAGAACACAAAACCAATATCTATTTCTCTCGAAGAGACAATTGAATTGTTAAAAGAAAGTAATTTATATTGTTATTATTGTAATGAACCTGTTGTTATATTATATACGAAGTGGAGAGAACCAAAACAATGGTCATTAGATAGAATAGATAATAGGTCTTATCATACAAAAGATAACTGTGTAGTGTCTTGTCTACAATGTAACTTACAACGGAGAGAACGTGATTTTCAAAAATTTAAACAATCAAAAGTATTAACATTTATACAAAAATAATATTGTATAACAAATTTAATTAAATATTAATTAATATATAAAACATAAATGAGTATTTCAGTTCAAACAAACGAGTTACAAAAGACACAAAAAAATTCATTATTGTTAAATTATTTAATGAAATTTTATTCAAACCCTAAAAATTTAGATTTAATTGTACCTATATTAAATGGTGATTCGGATATATCTATAAGATTAATTGATTGGTTTGTTACGAACTTTTCTAAACAGAATTTTACAGTATATACATTTATTAACTCTAAAGGTATTAAGAAACGTTTTAAAGTATATAATGAATATAAATTAAAATTAAAAGCACATTCTAAAAAATGTTTCGATCCTTTTTGTAGATATGAACGCATCAATATAAAATATGATGATACGAACTATATTCAAACAACATTAGGACAGTTGAATTTTTTTAAATGGGCGATTGAAAATCATGTTTTGAATTATATCCAAGAACATAAGAAAGAAATAGAATATGATATGAATTCAAGAAATAGCACAGCAAAAAAAAAGTCAGTCCCTGTAGTTAATGGAACACGTAAAAAACGCGAAGAATTATCTATTTCTGCTATAAAAAGTATAAAAAAAGAAAATGTAGAAATTACAGTTGAATTTTCTTGTGATTGAGTTTATCGTTTATAAAAAAAAATAATATTTTTTTGTATGGGACAAAATAATTCTATACAAAAAATAAATTTTGAAGATGTTAAAAAGTCTTTAAATACAACAGTATTAATAAATACATTAAATGAGACTAAACAAGATTGTTTAATTATAGGAACAATTCACGCAAGGAATGAAACAGACTTTATAAATGAATTAATAAAAAAACGTAATTATAATATACCATTGATATTATATGGTATGAATCATAGTGATGATACCATTCACAAAAAGTATAATCAATTAGTTTCTCTCGGTTTTACAAATGTTTATATATATGTAGGTGGACTATTTGAATGGTTGTGCTTACAAGATATATATGGTGACGACGAATTTCCAACAACAACGAAAGAACCTGATTTATTACAATTTCGTCCTTCACAATATTTTATTCCAAAAATTACTAATATGTAGAAAACTCACATATTTCTTTAAATGTAAGTTTTTTAACACACGGTTCTATTACATTATTTATAATTGAAATCCAATAAGAATAATCATCTTCTATAAAGTCTTTATTAGAATTTCCATTAATAATACAGACATTATTATTCTTATTTGTTAACCATTGTTCGTGATACATATGACATACTTTAAGATATGATAGTTCAATATCTTCATCTTTTCTATTTCTTTTAAGCACACGTTCATACGATACTTCAGGATTAGTACGTATATAAATATATTGTGTTATAGGAAAGTTTTCTTGAAATTGTTCAAACATATGACAATAAATTTTATATTTGATTTCATTAATATATCCATTATCATATAACATTTTAGCAAATATATTATAGTCTGTATCTAGACATCGTTCTGTAATAAATACAGTTGCATCCGGATTTTTATCAATTGTATCACGAATTATTTTAAGACGCGTCGTATATGCCATCATTTGAAACGAGAACGCATATTCTTCTTTAGAATGATAAAAATGATTTAAAATATTTACACCATTTTTATCAGTGATTTTTAACCATTCATCAACAGGTTCTGGGATAAATACAATATGTTTTTTATCTTTATAAATTTGTTTCATCATTTTCATTAATGTTGATTTTCCTGAACCAATATTTCCTTCTATAGAATATATAGAGTAATGCCTTCTTCTTGGAGAACACGTCGTATTCGTAAATTGCCTCTTCGTGTCCGTTTTCGTAGGAGGGTTCATCTTATGTGTATTCGTTTTAATACAAAGATATTACGGTGTTGTATTCCATTTAAATAACTTTCAATTTTTTATAATTTTTTAGTTTCTTAAAGTTCGAACATATCCACGACCATAGAAAAACCATAATAGTATTGATAAAATACTACCAACTATAAAACCTGTTCCTAAATGTTTCTCTCCAGCAATCAGGTAAGCAACAAACGGAGAGAGTAAATAAGTTAATACAGCATAAAAAACCATAACCCCTATAAATCTTTCGTTTAGTATCATTTTTATATTATATTGATAAAAATAATTTTCATATAATATAAAAAAATTTAAGAGCTGTAAGCGAGACCACCCATACCACTCATGATACGGAGAACATTCACGTTTGTGGCGTATACACGCACTTTAGCTTGTTCGGTGCCACCAACGGTGTTGGGAGAGAGTAAGAGTTGAAGGTTGGCGTTATCAATGCGTGAGAAGTTGCAAGAACCAGATGGTTGATGTTCTTCGGGACGAAGAGCGAATGAATATACATTGATACCAGTATCAGGAGAACGTGTATGATACTCGTTTGGTTGAACGACATCGAAGTATGTGCCTGCACGTTCAGAGAAACGGTCTTGACTGTTGAGTTGAAGTTTTGCGGATACAACGGGATTTTCACCCCAGCAGTGCATATTAAGCGCGGTTTCAGCGAGAACAAATGTTGCGGCATCGCCGACACCAGAGTTAACACTACCTTGGAAGTTCATTTGTTGACCAGAGTTGAGTAAAATATCGTTAGAAAGGTCTAAACCGGCGTCATTGAACGCGTAAACACCATCAGATGAATTCACGAAGTTTTCCATAGACGCTGGACCAGCGAATGTGCGGTGAGCATTTTGTAATACATCTACTGCGTCGGTGTAATTGAAAGGTTGTGCACCAAGTGCGTAGTATAAGTTTTGTCCACCTTCTAATGAAGCACAATAATCTACTAAAGAATCTTTTTGTACGACCCAGATTAATTCTTTGCATGGATGGTTGAAGCTTAAACGGATCTTGTTAGCGGTGCTACCAACAGATTCATCACCAGTGAATTGTAATTGTTCAATTAAGTATTCATGGGCNTTTTGAGACATACGACGGCGTTCGTCAGTATCAAGGAATACATAATCAACATATAAAGAAGCNGATAAAAGTGATTTGTTGTAAGCGGCGGTTGCCTTTCGTGAACCCTCTCCATCTGTTGCATCAAGTTTGTCGACTGCCCATAACATTTCATCTAAAGGACGGAACTCGAATGAAATCTTGACTTCGTGGTATTGAAGAGCGATTAATGGAAGAGCAAGACCAGGGTTACGGCAGAACCAGAATTGAAGTGGCACATATAATGTAGTTTCAGGTAAACCGTTGCGTGGTTGGCAAACTTGTGGGATACCATTGCCAGCTTCTTCACAAGGTCCTTCAACATCTGCGAATGAGGGGTCAGTGATGTAAGTTAAGTTGGTGGTTTGACCGACCATCTTATTGTAACCACGTTCTTGTTCAGAAGTCATTGTAAGTTGGTTCCAGATGTGCATGAAATCACCATATTGTTTATCAATACGTTGACCACCAATTTCTAATTCAACATTCTTGATTAAATGTTCACCAGGGTAGTCTAACCAGCGTGCGTATGGCGCGTCATCTGTAGTCACAGCGGGTAATGTAACTTGTAAGTATACGCGGTATGCTAAATCACCATTACGTGAGATAACACATTGAACTTTACGACCAAAATCTGCCTGTCCGTTAAATGTTTGTTCGATAGACTCTACAGAGAAGTTGGTGTGTCTACGGTATGTAACCTTCCAGAATGTAATTTGGGGATTACCAGTTAAATAAACGTCTTGAGCGCCATAAGCAACAAGTTGTAATAAACCACCGGCCATTTTTTATTTATACTTATACATAAGAAAAAAAAAATAATAAAAATAAACTTAAAAATTATTTTAGATATATTGTATTTTTTTCTATAAATTTGTCTAAAAAGTCGTCTTCAAAATATTCTTTTTTTTTATGATGTTTCTTTGTTAATATATATTTCTTACCTATTTTTTGAATTGTCCATCCATCGTCTAAAGAGTTATTTAAAAATATAAGTTTTGTTAAATTATGACTATTAATTTTTTCCATAGAAATTAATAATTATGATTTAAGAATATTTTAATAATAGTTTCTATAAAAAATGACAAATTTTAAACATAAGGTAGATAAAACAATTAAGTTGAACCACACATATGATATGTCAATTGATAAAAAGCATCAATCAATGATGAAAGAAATAGAACATAATGATAGTGATATAATTCCTAAATATGAAAAATATATTAATGAAATGAAAGACAATATACGAATAATAAAAAATGAAATACGTAATAATGAAGAGAGTGAAGAATATATTGATTTATTAGATGAATATTATAATTGTAAAGATGAAATTAAGAAATATGAAAAAAAAATAAGACAATTAAAAGAGAAAAAGAGAAAATATTTATTAGAACATTCTAAAACCTTATTTGAATATTTTAAAGATAAACAGACTATGAAACCCGAAAATAAAAATGTTGATACAATTATGAATTTCTTCAATTTAAATCATAAAAATAATAATTCTAAAAATCAATCTAAAAATGAGAACCCGTTGGTGAGAAAATATTTTTCTAAATTGGATGATAAATTTATTGATTTAAATGATTATATTAAAAAGGATGATAAATGTGAGTTATGTAATAATGATACATTAACAATACATAATGATGGTCTTAAAATATGTAATATTTGTGGAAAACAATATAAACAATTGTCAGAACAAGAAAAACCTTCCTATAAAGAACCTCCTAAAGAAATATGTTCATATGCTTATAAAAGAAAAAATCATTTTAAAGAAATTTTATCACAATTTCAAGGTAAAGAAACAACCGAAATACCGAAAGAAGTAATGAGTGAAGTAAAAAATCAGATTAAAAAAGAACGTATTTCAATTAATGAATTAACAAATACAAAAATGAAAAATATTCTTAAAAAGTTAGGATACAATAATTATTATGAACATATTACATTTATTAAATCACAATTAGGTATTAAACCACCAACAATGAGTGAAGAATTAGAAGAGAAATTATGTAATATGTTTGACGAGATACAAGCACCATACGCTAAATACTGTCCTCAAGAACGTGTAAATTTCTTAAATTACTATGGGGTATTATATAAAATGTGTGAATTATTAGGAGAAGATGAATATTTGCCATATTTTCATACGCTTAAAGATCGTGTGAAAAGAATGGAACAAGATGAAATATGGAAAAAAATATGTGAGGAATTAAANTGGGAATTTATTCCTTCTGTATAATATAAATGGAATATACGATAAAACATATATTTCATTCGATTACAATAAGTATTCTTTTTTTCATTTCATCCATTTTAGTTTTTTTAAATGGAATATTTCCTAATTATATTCCAAACTTAACATCATATTATATAAGATGTATTCAAAACATAAATAAGAATGTTAAATTAGAATAATTTTTTTTACATCGTGGGGAACCCAACAAGTCTAAATCCTAAACCCCAACCCGCTGATTGTTTAAATGAAGAAGACATTGAAGGAACATATGTGTCTAATAATACCATTGTTGCAGCCGCTGTAAGAGCGATTAAGGCGACTTCATCAAGGTTCATTCTCTTTTTACTGACCAATAAAACAGCAATACCAACAACTAAACCTTCAACGAAGTATTTTATAGCGCGACTTATTAATTGACCTAAATCAAACATATCTAATAAGTTATTCATTATAATTTATAAAAAGAAAAAATATTGAGTTAAAAAGTATATAATATTAATATTATATAATAACAAATATGTCAAACAATATTGAAGAAGTTGATTTATTAGATGAAGATAAACCTATATCTGGACAAAAATATGTCTGTTTATCGTTTGTATCTCCTGAAAATATTCTTAAACAAAAGGAGCATTTTATGTTTGAAGAATTCTTGAAATATTACGACTTTATGAAATCTATGTCTAAATTTGAACAATTTCTTGCTTTTATTTCTTATAAATACGATATTAAACAAGAAGAGTTATCAACTGAATTTAAAAATTTCGTAGAAAATGAAACGGAAGAAATTAAAAAATCAAATATTAGTGATGAATATAAAACATTTATTGAAAATGAGGAAGAACAATTAACAACTCGTTTTCAAGAGAAACACGGTGTACAAACAAATGTTCGTGGATTAAAAGTTCGTGGTGTATTTGATACTTTAAAAGAAGCAGAAATTCGTAGTAAATTATTAAGACGTGTTGACCCTCATCATGATGTGTATGTCGGTCAAGTCGGTGTTTGGATGCCCTGGGAACCTTCTGCTTATAAGACAGGTAAAGTAGAATATTTGGAGAAAGAGTTAAATACTTTAATGAAAGAAAAATATGAGAATGAAAAGGAAGCGCGTAATATATTTGAAGAACGAATTAAGAATACACGCAAGAAAGCGTTTGAAGAGAATAAGAAAAAGGCGAAGAAATACAAAACAAAATTAACACAAAGATTGAATAAGAAGGGTGAACTTGTTGGTGTTCAAGATACAAATACGATTGAGACAACTCTTGGAGAGAAAGAGAATGTAAATGTTGAAGATATTCGTAAAGAATTATTTGAAGGTGATAATATTAGAACTAAAGAAGGTGATCGTAAACGTGAAGAAGAAAAGAATAAAAAGTAATTATGTTTGTTCGTTTAATTTTAATATATGTTTTTATTATTCATATATTAAAACTCTTTTATAGTATATATTAAAGATGAGTGTAACAAGTTTAGAGTTAAAGAAATTTGATATGAAAAAGATTAATTGGAAGTCAGGAGGTCCCGTAATTGTATTTATTGGTCGACGTGATACAGGTAAAAGTTTTCTTGTTCGTGATTTATTATATCATCAACAAGATATTCCATTAGGAACGGTTATATCGGGAACAGAAATTGCGAATGGGTTTTATAGTAGACATGTACCTAAATTATTTATCCACGATGAATATGATTCTTCTATTGTAGAAAATGTATTAAAACGACAAATGAAAGTAATAAAACATAAACGTAAAGAAGAAGAAAAAAAAGGTGGTTCTTTAATTGACCCACGAATGTTTATGATTTTAGACGATTGTTTATATGATAGTGGTTGGTCAAGAGATAAAATGATGCGTCTTTTATTTATGAATGGTCGTCATTGGAGAATTATGCTTCTTATTACAATGCAATATCCGCTTGGTGTCCCTCCTAATTTAAGAACAAATATTGATTATGTTTTTATTTTGAGAGAACCATATATGAATAATCGTAAACGTATTTATGAAAATTATGCAGGTATGTTTCCAACATTTGAATCATTTTGTCAGATTATGGACCAATGCACCGAAAATTATGAATGTTTAGTTATTGATAATAACGCAAAATCAAATCGGTTACAAGACCAAATATTTTGGTATAAAGCAAGTGATCATCCACCTTTTAAATTAGGTGCTCCTGAATATTGGGAAATGTCTAAAAATCTTCCTGATGACGATGATGATAAAGAAGAAACGATGTTTGACCCGAGTAAAATGAGAGCAAAACGTCACGGTCCAATCATTAATGTTAAAAAAACTACAAAATGGTAAAAAAAAATATAATTGAGTTTAAATAATGAATTACATTTTACTTATCATACAATAATTATATATTATATGATAGAAGAAACATTATATTATACAAAATACGATAATAAAAAATTATTCAATTCATTTAAAAAAATAAAATGTTATAATCTTCAAAACTATATTCCATTATACAAAAAGTATTTTTCTTTATCTAAACAAAATTGGAATAATATAAATTTAAATCATAAGTATCACATAAAAAATATTCATTCAATTACTTCTGATACAACAATCAATTGTTCAATTCATAATAGTGATGATTTAAAAGAAGTATTTTTAAAATACTCACCATTAATTGACCCTACAAAATTACTTATGGGTAAATATAAAAAACAACCTGACTTATATAAACTTCCATCGTTTGATGATAATACTGTTCCTATATATGATGATATGAATAATGTAGCATATATTGATTCATTTTTTACATATTTATCATCTAAATTAAAGGATACTTATAATTTTATTCATTCTATACAATTTTATGGTTCATTTTTAGGAATTAAACATAATTTTCAATATGATATAATCGATGATTTAGAATTTTTACAACAATCTTCTTATTTTGCTTCTAACCTTGATAAATTTAAGATTAATCATTCTTATTTACTTGAATTATTAAATCATGATACAAGAAAAAACAAATATAATTTATCAATCTCTGATAATGAGACTGAAATTCATTCTATTCATTATTTAAATGATGAATTTAATTTAAAACAACAAAATGCTGAAAATCAAGAAACAAAAGATATTTCTATGATATATCAATATGATTTAACAAAGAAAACGACAACTTCTTCTTCTAATTCAACAAATTATAATAGTCATTGTTCTTCACGTATATCTTTGTCTGACCAAAGTCATAATAGTAATATATCTTCAGAAACATCATCTGAAGAAGATGAAAGTATAGATGACCAAGAGTTATTTGTATCTATTGATAAAATGCCAGTTCAAATTATTGCGATGGAACAAATGACAGATACATTAGATAAATATATTATTGAAAAACATGAAATGATTAGTGAGCGTGAATGGTTATCTATATTATTTCAAGTTGTAATTAATTTACTTGTATATCAAGAGATGTTTAATTTCACACATAATGATTTACATACGAATAATATTATGTATGTAGAAACTGATATAAAATACTTATATTATAAATACGACAATACATACTGGAAAATACCTACATATGGAAAAATATATAAAATTATTGATTTTGGACGTTCTATTTATACATATAAAGGTGTGAAACACGTAAGTAGTTCATTTGAACACCGTAATGACGCGGGCGGTCAGTATAATATTGAACCATATTATGACCCGAATAAACCTTTAATTGATATTAATTATAGTTTTGATTTATGTCGTTTAGGATGTGCTTTATATGATTTCTTTAAAGATGATATTACAGTTTGTTTAAATAAACAGAAACAACCACCTCTATTTTTACAAATGATTATGTCATGGGTATTAGATGATAAAGGAAAAAATATTTTATATAAAAGTAATGGTAAAGAACGTTATCCAGGATTTAAATTATATAAAATGATTACTCGTTTAGTACATAATCATACACCTCAAAATCAATTTAAACAAGGATATTTCAACCAATTTAAAATATCAAAAAGAAATATCCATAAATCTAAATATAGTAGAATACAAAATATTGATAAAATGTTAAAATAATTTATAATAATTTTTATAATTATTATTATAAATTTGAAAATCTAAAATTCAGGTTCTCCTGTAAAGACAGTCGGTGTATGACCTTTTACTATTTCTTTCACTGGAGAGATTTGTTGATAAATAAAAAATCCAGCAATAGATGAGAAATATACTAATAATGTTTCACGTAATATATTCTTTAAACTCTCATTTTTTTTCATAATAACACGCATTTCTAAAAATTTTAGTATAAAATACGATATTGCTATTACAATTGATATAGTAAATGATTGTGTATCTAACATTTTAAATATATGTATAATAGAATATACATTAAAAAACGCACTATAATATAAATAATTTATTCGAGAGGTTCAATATCATCTAATTCAATTGTATTATCATTTTTATTATTTTCTTTTGGTTCTATTGTTTCAATACCTAAATCATCGAATGGTATTTTATCATCATCTAAAATTTTTATTCTTTCTTCATCATCATCATCTTCTGTATTTTCTAATTCACGCATTCTACCTATTTCTTCTAATCGTTCTATCGTTTTTGGTGCTTCAACATTTTCTTCATTAGTTTTATTCACTTTTGTAACTTTATCTTTACGATTAAAATCAATTACTTTGTCTGTATCATTAAATTCAATCTGTTTTTCTTCATTTTTATCTTTTAAAGAAACAACATTATTAACTTCAGTATTTGTATTCGGCGTGGATTGTTGTGTAGAATTACTTAATTCAGGCGTGGATTGTTGTGTAGAATTACTTAATTCAGGCGTGGATTGTTGTGTAGAATTACTTAAATCAGGTGTAGATTGTTGTGTAGAATTACTTAAATCAGGTGTAGATTGTTGTGTAGAATTACTTAAATCAGGTGTAGATTGTTGTGTAGAATTACTTAATTCAGGCGTGGAGTGACCTCCCTTAACTTCTTTACTTTCTTCTTTTATATAATGTTCTTCTCTCGTTTCTTCTAAATATGTTCGAAGAATACGTTCAATCGGCATACTTTGGCGTATTGCGTTCAAAATAGATTCTTGTATCATTAACTCACACTCACGTTTATGCTTTTGTTTTTCTAATCCTGAACAATATATATCAAATAAATATACATTTTTATAAATCTTACGTGCAATTTCAATATATACACGATGAATAAATAAAGATAATGAAGGAATATCAATATCTATCTTTTTATTCTTTGTTCCAACACGAATACTTGTTAAATTCTTCAATACAATAATATGAATACAACTAATTAGTTCTTCTAAATAAGGACACTTACTTTGTTCTAAAATACGTTTTGTTTCACGTTCTATCATATCGGGGTTCCATTTAGGTATTCTTCCTAATACATTTTGAAAAGTCATTAAGTACTTATCTTCTTGATCGTTATCACGACATAATTGTAATGAATCTTTAAATAATGAATAGATACCTTGATAAATTAAAGGAGATAAACGATTAAATAATTCTTGTGTGTATTCATTTCTTGCTTCATTTAATGTTGATACATTATAATCATCCATTTACATATGTTAATGAAAAGGTTTTTTACATTTTAAACATATTTCTCTTAAAATGCATATCATTAAAATACGGTCATCGCGAATATGTACACGATGAAGTTCATATAACCATTCTATTTGATTTTGAATTTCTATATCACTTATTTTTTCTTTTACAATGTAGTCTAAAATATCTTTTGTATGGACACCTTTAGAATAAAACTTTGTTACTTTTTCTTCAATTGTATTTTCATTTATATTACTCCATTCCTTATGAAGTAATAAACGTTTTTGACGGTTAATATAAGCGGTATATGACTTATCAATAATAATTTCATCTTCATATGGAACATATATACAATAAAAACGTGATAAAATTGGATTAAGTATAGTTTCTTTCTTGTGTGCGGTTGAAATAAAACGTGTAGAATGTGAGTATAATTCAATAATTCTTCTTAAGGCGGATTGCGCATCTGACGTTAAATAATCAACATTATATAAAACAATTGTTTTAAACTTTGATACAGAACATATTGATTGAGCAAAGTATTTTAATCCATCACGAATACAATGAATTCCTTTACCTTCAGCACAATTCATACTCATTACATATTCGTTTATTTCTTTGGAAGAAGTATAACATTTTGAAATTATATATTTCACATATTTTTCTAAATATACATTTTTAGTTCCATAAAAAAGAAAATGAGTTATATTATCATATTTAATCATATCATCAATCATAGTATATATGTTGTCATTCATACTATGATTATATTCGTATTTTAAATTTAATTTAATAACTATGTAAAGATTTTGTATAAGGATTATTGCGGAATGGAGATAACAATTCAGGATTATTTCTCTCCATGACATCATAGTGTTGTGGTGTACGTTGTTCACCAACTCTGTGTGGTGTATCATAAAACCCACCTGTTTGTGGAACAAACTGTCTATGATTAATACGATCTTTATCTAATTTCTTAACATCCATATTTAAAAAGTCTTGTCCATTAAATATTTTTACGCTAGAACCTTTCGGTTCACGACCTCTTAATACAGGTTCTTTATCTATTAAATGTGCGTTATACGCATAATCATAATTTTGTTGTTTCTGTTGATACGCTTTCGCCACACCTGTAAACTCTTGATGTGTATCCTCTCGGTGTTGTTGTCTTGCTTGATATGTATTATCACTATATGATAAAGGAACATAGGATTGAACACGCATTGGATAAGGATTACAATCAGTCATTTCTTTCATTGTCGTTCTCGGTACATCCTTAGGGTTTTTCACATATCCTTTAGTTATTTCTTGATTACCCATATTACCACTAATACGAACATTTCCTATAACATTGTCTTTTCGTGTTGGACGTATGATATCCATTAAAGGTGCTACAACCGCTTTTGCAAATGTTGAAACAGCACCTAATGGAACTTCTTTTTGTGTAGTGCTTCTTTGATTTGGTAATATATGTGCGCGATGTCCTTCAATACCATAATCGTTCTTTGTTACGTGCTGTTTATCACGAGCATGAGCGTTTGTAATATGTTTTATAGGTGCGTCCAATTCGGGTCGTGTAGAAGGATGATAATAACCTTTTGTATATGGTGCTTGATATTCTGTATTTCCATTTGAACCATAATATTCAGGGTGAACACGCTTTTCTTCTTTTAGAATATATTTTTCTCTTAAACGTTGTGCTTTTTCTTGTCCAACAGTTGTGAAATATCTATCCGGAGAGTTAACATAAAAGGTTTGTGGAGATTTTTTATGAACGATACCAATTGAACCACGATTTGTTACGTGAGATTTACCTCCTAAAAATGTACCTCCGTAAGATACTTTAGGTTTATTTTTAACACGTAACTCATCTACATTCTTCGGCATCCATTTATCACGTGCTTCTAACCCTGCGTTATAACCACTTGTTCCATCTACCAAATTGTCTTTCTTACCTAATCCAGGACCAACACGTATTTCCTCCCACGGTTTTACATTTGAAGCATAACGTGAGGGATTCATACGACTTTGAATAAAGTTTGATTGGTTCGGCATTCCATAAGCCCATCCTGTATTCTTACTTTCTTGAGGACTAAATAATGGAGCAATCTCTTTTTTACGTTGATGGTGAACTCCAGCACCTTGTTTATAATCTAAATAATGACTTGATAGAGATTTAGGTTGTGTTGTTGTTGAACGGAAGAATGGTTGCATATTATTATGAGAGAAATACTCTAAAGGTTTTGTATCACCTGATACAGATACTCCTTTACCTTGTTCTATATATTGTTCGGGTTGCATATATTTATCTGTATATGGTTTAAAATTATCTTCTAAAATCTCTGGTGTTGAATTACTATGCGTAGTAACTGGTTCAGACTCTTTAGGAACTGGTTTCAATTGTGATAACTTGTTTGACGTATATCCTTCTTTTGTATTATGATTATTACGATTTGATAAAATGTATAAACTTCCAAGTGCAATTGCTGGTATAGCAATTTCCATTATTATAGTTTGTTTTGAAAAAAATATTTTTTTTATAATTTTTTATTATAATTATCGCGTGCCATATTTCTTGTATTTATACGTGCGTTAAAATCTAATTCCGTATACTTTTGAGGATTAAAATGTAAATGCGATATACGATGTTGTGGTAGGTCAACATAACTCCACGCGGGATGTGTTAATCGTGTTTCTTGTGTATAAGCATTCATTGTTGGATAATTATACAGGATGTGTGTTTCACCTACAGAATTATATGGATATACCTTGTGAGAACAATATTTAGATGCTGGACGATTACGTCCATCCAAATCTGAAGCGACATCCATTGGATGAACATCTCTTAAATTAGCACCCCATTTTTGTAATCTTATATTTGGGTCTTCATAATAATGTGGTTGAACACCATTACCTGGTGTATTTAATATCCAACGACCTATATCTGTACTTTCTTGATTTCTTTTCTCTAATCTTAATATATCATCATTAAAACGTGTTGACGCCATATGTTTTATAATAATACATAAAAAAAATTATTATAAAATTATCTTCGTCTTCTGGTATTACGACGACGACGTGATTTAGACTTCTTACTTTTTACACTACGATGACGACGGCGTGATTTAGACTTCTTACTTTTTACACGACGACGTGATTTAGTTCTTTTTAAACTTCCACCACCTTGAATATTATTTTCATCATCTACATTTAATAAATGATTTCTTAAAGTAACAAATCTATTGTATTCAGGTGTATTTACCGCTCCTACATTTTCTAAACTGTTTATTTCAAAATTTAAATAACGCATTGCTTGTTCTCGGTCTTCTTCATTTAAATCATTCGGGTCAATATCAGGGTTATTCATACTCATACTTAATACATATACGTGTGCATTATCATTACGAGGTAGTCGTGCATGTCGTCTTAAGGGTAAAGGGTCTGGTAAATTATTCATTGGACTATTATATATAAATGTTATATAAAAATTATATGGGACAAACTCCTGATAAATCTTCATAATCACTATATAAGATTGTATTAAATAATATACGAATGTCTTGATTAAACCGTGCATATTTAGATGTGTTTCTATCATTGATTACATCTTTTAATAAATTTAACGCATTTTGTTTATCTTCTAAACTCCCTGACCCGTTATTATATAATTGTAGAGAACGATTATATATTCTATCAATAAGTCGTCTTTCTAAATATTCATTATGACTTGAATACCTTATTTTTTCCATTTATACTATAAAAATATATTTTTATGGACGATAAGGACGTTGATTTTTTAATACAACTAATGGTTGAGGCATAATAACAGGTGTTCTTTCAAAGAAAGATATAGAACGCTGTGGTTTTTCTTTGGGTTTAAAATTTTCATATGGTGAAACATTTGCTGTTAAATCTGTTGAACGAATACCATAAATATAATTTTCTGTTTCTGTTGGATTATACGATAATGTTTCATTCGGTCTATAACCAGGTTGTATACCAAAACAAGGAAAATCATTATGTTTTGAATATACCTTATTAGAATTTGTTTGGTATCTTAAAATATGTTCTTGAAATTGTCTATTTTGTAATTTATACTCTCTTATTCCATTTTTTAATCTTGTATCTGACATTGTTGTTTTATATTATTAATACATTTTTTATAATTTCTATAAGATTGACGCGTTCTATATTCTATATACTCTAATTCTTTTTTATATTCCATATATTGAATAATATTTTGTAAATATTCATGTGTTATATGGAAATTATTATAACTAAAACAATCAACAAATTTATCTTTTGATAATTCTACAATTAACCAACAAGTTTCTTTATATTTACCTAATTCTTCATATAATTCATATATTCTTTTGTGTAAATCTTCAATATCATATCGTGGCATTCTAAAAACAAAACATAATTCACGTTTATAATACGTTTGAGACCTATCACTATCTGTTAGAAAATTATACAAAACATTTACATTTGGTTGATAAAAATCAATCATTATTAAAGTTATAATTTTTAATAATAATTACTATTTAAGTTTATCATCTTCGTAAGGTTTGTCTTTGTTTTACAAACTCACGTGTAGGTATTCCACCTCTTACCCAACCACTATCAGCAACTTCTTCAATTAGGTGTTGTGGATGTTGTATATGTTCTTTTAAATGATTTAACATTGGTGTGTGATGATAAGGAACATAACTCATCTCACTAGTTGTATTACAACTCTTACGATTTTGAACCATATCACCTTGTTGTATTTGTGATTCTTTTACAGGGTCTACCGCACCACGACCCAAATATGGAACAGTTACAAAAGGTCTTGAAAATAAATCAATTGAACCTTTGGGATTTGTTTGCATTTTACTTATTCTTAAACGACTATCTACATCTACATTACAACCACCTAATCCTACATTTGAAAAGGGGGCGCTCGTTAAAAATACAGATGGTTGTTGTGTAGCAATATGCATTGGTTTTTTCATACCACAATTTTCAACATAATAATTTGTTGTTAAATAGTTATTGTAAACCTGATTTTGACGTTCTTTATCAGTTAATACACAACTATCATCATCTAATCGTGAGAGATTATAAAAACGATAATCCTTAACGTGTGCCATTATTTATTATAATGGTATAATAAAAATTATCTTAAAATATGACGATAATTATTTTGTTCACATTTCCATTGATCACCACCACGACATGAACCCATATTTCCGTAACAAAATTTTAAAAACGCGTCTTGGTCGTTGGGTATAGTTGTATTAGGCATACTATGAAACTGACGCATAGAATGTTCGAATTGTAATGTATCACTTAAATCATTTTTCTTATAATCAAATTTTTTTTCAACATTATGATTTATTTCTTCACGAACAGAAGGTGTAAATGAAGGTGTCGCAGGTTTTCTATCTGGATTTGTGTAATAATCTTTTTGTAAAACATTCATTAAAGGATTATTAGGAGTTGGTTTTGTATATTGTTGTTGTATATTTGTATGATTATTTATAGTTTGGTAAGGAACTCTAAATCCTTCTTTATCATTTTTTGTAGTAATATACATCATACCTCCTAAAACACTAACACTCATTATTATAATAATGAATAAACGTGCTGAAGGTTGTATAATTAACCCAATCAATCCTAAAACAATCATTGTTCGTGTTAATGCGTTTAATTTCTCGGTTGTATTCATTGTATGTTTAGGTATAAAGTTTATATGTTCAGTATCCCATAAAATACTTGGTTTATAAATCCATAGTTTTGATGTTGTTTCTGTATGTTTCATAATAGAATGTTTTATTATTATACGATAAAAATATATTATTATTTACGATTACGTTTTTTACGATTACGTCTTTGTTGTTTTCTCTTAATATTTCTTTCCTTTTTATCATCATTAATCATACTTTGTTCAGGTTTCTCTCCTCTTTGATAAACAGTTTGTTTATTCTTACGTTCTTCTAACTTCTTCTTCAATCTTTGTTTTTGTTCGTCACTACGATTGGGTTTAAAATATCCATCCATTGAAGACATCTGATTCATCATACGTTTTAATTGTCTCATATGAGGAACACGATGTCCTAAATCTTTCATTTTTTTTAAAATATCTTGTGCTTCTGTCATCATTTCTTCCTGATTTACTTCACCTGACTTCATTTTTGTATCCAATTTACTCCCTATTTTTTTTACTAAAGACATAAGTTTCGATGGATTTTTAAATAATTGTTTCATTACACCCTCAAAACTTTGTGTATTTTCATCTATATCCATTTCTCTCGCCGTCTCTTCCGCTATCTCTTGAGCTAAAGAACCTAGTGTTCCACCCATTAATGATTGGATTTGTGAGTGAAGTTCATCAGCATTCATATTTTGTGATATATCTTCTAATGAAATTGAAGTTTCATCTGTATTACTAAATAAATCTTTCATATTTTCTATCACATCATTCATTTTTTCTTTTAATGTATCTTCATCAATCGCCTTGAATAACGTTTCGGATTCTTCACCAAATGATGATGTATCTTTTGTATATCCAACCAATTGGAATAAAATTAATTGAAGATACTTCCATATCACTTGACGTGTTTTATCTGTGATTGTTGTATCCTTCCATAACACTGAAAAATCAATTCCTGGTATAAATTCTAAACCTTCATTATTAAATATTTCATCATTTTGATACATAATATTGAAAAAATGTGGTAGAAATTGTGTCTTACAATGTTGTAATATATAAGATGTATCATAAGTATTACTTGTAATATCTAAAAAGACCATTAAATTCTCATTATTTTGAACTGTTTCTTTATATTCAGGAAACGTTGATAATGTATCCGCAATAAATTCGCGGTATATTTTAGTAAATTGTTGTGATAAAGAAATATCTTCTTCAGTCATAACTTTTTAATATATATCTTTAATAGTTTTTAATTTAAAAATTGAATTTAATATTTTTCTATAATAAAAATAATTAAAAATGTTATTTAAAGATTGTATAATCTCTCTCACAACTGATTACAACATCGTTATACTTACAAAATCTAATTGTATATACTGTAAAAAATCAATTGAATTATGTAATCAGTATGATTATGATTTTACAACATATAAAATAGATACCTTCTTAAATAATAATAAACAAGATGTATTAGATGTAATTAAATCGTATAATCATGGGAAGGAGTATAACACCCTTCCAATGATATTTATAAATAAACAATTTATAGGAGGATATAATGAATTAAAAGAAAAAATAGAACAAGATTATCTATTTGAATATAAAGAATATACTGATATTGATTTTTAGTGTAAATATTATTATGTTGTATCATACAATTCAGATAATTTTGTAAGATTTTCAATATATTTCATTACTTTTTGTTGATTTTCTTTACCCATTTTACGAACAGGGTCTCTTAAACGCTCTATAATATTCATTAATTTTTGGTCTTCTTCTACATCATTTGTATAATCTTTTTCTATAAAGAATGAAATATCGTGATTATAAATCTTTTCTTTATAATTATCCGTTACATATTTCTTCCATCCAACAATAAGTAGTCGTGGATTAGACTTCTTTATTGTCTCACATAATGTCTTGGAACGACGTATATCCTTATCTTCTGGAAATACTTGTTGCACGTCATCAATAAATTCTAAAATATGTGTATTAAATGTTTTAATAATACTTGACATTATTATATTTTTATTTAATTTTATACTTTTAAGTCGTTATTAGATAATATTTTACTCTGTTTTATAAATAAATCATACGTTAATACATTATATATTTCATTTAAACCTTCGTATTGATGTTTATTATCCACGATTAAAGTAGGCGTATATTGAATGTTTGGACTAATATCAATTATTTTGTTATTATATTCGTTGTATATATATCGGTTTTTCTTTTCGTAATTATATTCTATACTATCTAAACATATGAATGAAATATTTTTTTTCATTTCATTAGTTAATTTATAAATCAATTCAATAGAATATAAACAGTCTGTTCGATAATATAATATAATATTCATAACGATTATTATATTATTTACATAAAATTGATTATAATTTCTAAATATATTATTTAAAGATAGTATATAAAAGTAACTATAATGGAAACACCTGTAATAACAAATATTAAAGATGATAGCGAAGTTTTAGAGTTTGAAGTTCATCATTCGAATGTTAGTATTATTAATTCAATGAGACGATGTATCCTTTCAGAAATACCGATTTATGTATTTAAAGGATTTCCACACGAAAAAAGTGAAATCAATATTATTAAAAATAATACAAGACTTCATAATGAAATTATTAAACAACGTTTAGGATGTATACCTGTATTTATTAAACCTGGTAAAGAAATTTTTGATATTACAAAATATAAATTTGTTATTGATAAAAGTAATTTAACAAATGAGACTGTTTATATAACAACGGGTGATATTGAAATATATAATATTGAAGATACAAATAAAAAGATTTCTAAAAAGGTTAGAGATAAGATTTTCCCTAAAAATGAAATTACAGGAAATTATATTATTATCGGTCGTTTAAGACCGAGAGTATCACCTGATATTGAACCGGAGACACTTCAAGTTGAAATGAAACTATCTATAGGGAATGCTAAAGAAGATGGTATGTTTAATGCGTATCAACCTGTAGTTATTATAATCTTATTGATGAAAGTAGAGTTGAACGAGCACGTGAAGAATATAGTAATAAAGTCCGTAATTTTACAAATGATGAAAAAACATATGAACGAGAGATGAAGAATTGGGAGGTTCATGATAAAAATAGAATTATACACCCAGATAAATACTCTATGAAGATTGAAACATTAGGAATATATACAAATACGGAGATATGGAATAAAAGTTGTGATATTATGATTGATAAATTAAATAAAATTATTGAAGAATGTGATAAAGAAACATTAACAATGGAGTATCAACTTGGAACAACACATTCATTTTATATTAGATTAGAAAATGAAGATTATACTTTGGGTAAGGTCCTTGAATATATGATATATACGATGGAGTATGTAAATAAAACCAATACGAATAACTGTTTATTGGTTAACTTCTTTAAAAAACATCCTTTAAATTCGTATGGTATTCTTAGAATTGATTTTATTAAAAATGGTGATAATATTGAAGATATTAAGAAGTATAGAGACACAATTTATGAAATACTTAAAAAGGGTTCTGAAGAATTAAAAAAACTTTATACAACTATGAAAATGTAATATATGTTCAATGGTTTTTTAATTATATATATTATAATAATACATATGACATATACATTATTNAATAACGATGGTTCAACAATTGNTACAATTACACAACTTGAAACGTCGCCTTTAGTTAGTATTTTAGATTATGAAAATTCAGATATTACAAATTCTTCAAGATTTGATTTAGAAGATGTATCAAAANCNATATTTTCTTTATCAATGGATGATTCAGGTAATGTTTTAGCGGTTGGTGTTCCATTTACAACAACGAGTAAAGGTTANGTAAATATATATAGAAGGGNTAATAATACGTGGGAACTTCATACTACTTTACAATATAATTCGGATATAACAAATACATTTGGTTATAGTATTGATATGACACCTGATGGTGGATTAATTATTATAGGTATTCCAACATATGGTTCAAACACGGATGGAGTAGCACACGTATATGGTTATGTAAATAATGTTTATGTTTTACTTAAAGTATTGAAAAATAATAGTAATGGAACAAATTATGGTTCTCTCGTACATATAGATGAAACCGGAACAAAGTATACTATTCTTACGAAAGAGATGGTTGATTTAATAAATGATGGATTAACTAATGTTGAAGACGCACCACAGGTTTTAGATGAAGAACCATTACGACGCACTGATGGTACTTGGGGTAAAACAAGTAATAATATTAATTTTGTTATATCAGCGTTTAATGATATTGTAACAATGGATGTATGTGCTAACTTATTTGATTTAACGGAGGAAGATTTCTCACGGTTTGATATTGAAGAAGCAGATATCGCTGTCATTTATGAGATATCTTTGGAAAGTATGAAAAATACATTTTCTTTTATTACAGATTCAAGTGATATTGATGGTGGACAGATTATTGACGGTCATACAAATGAGAATACAGATTTAGATATTATTTATGATATATGTTCTGATAGTTTTCCTATAATTAATTTTGCACATGCTTCAACAAAGATACCATCTAATTATGAAAATAGTTCATTCTTATCAAACTTAACAGATGAACCCTATGGTGTTCATTATATGTTAAAGCGTTCTTTATTAAAGCATGAATATATACGATATTTATCTGCTTCTTTATTCAATACGATTCACGGCGTTGATTTATTCAAAAACGAACAGGAAGTAAAGAATAATCTCGTTGTTTTAGGAAATAATGTATTGAATAATATAAAAACAGATTTATCAAACGCTAATTTAAATAGTAATTTAGATAAAGAAAGTTCTAATATAGGTCGTGAAATAATATTACAAATTATGAAAAATGATAGAAACAGATTTAGTAATTTAACGATTTCAGAGAATGGTTCAATTCAATTCCCCTTTAAAGAAAATGATACATTTATATTTAATGTATCGATAGAAGCACCAAATAAACAAAATGAATTAACAGGTGTAAACAAAATACCTATTAGAACATATAGAATTATTTTAGTTTTAAAAGAAAATCCAAAAAATATTGCGCCAAATGATTTAATTGATATAAATGGTGATTTAGTAAACAATGTAGATTATAAAGAAAATCCAATAAATTTAACAATACCTTCTAATACATATCCTGCTTCATAACCAAGGCATATATTGATTTATATCTTCATCAATTTTAACAATTTTACGTATATCATTAATTGTGATTGACTTCATTTTATAAGCGTAATATGCTAAAATGATTGAATTAATACTTTCAATACACATAAAATCAGTTGCTTCTAAAATATCTTTTCTTTCATCATCATTTAAGTTATCAATAATATCGTATAATTCTTTTGAAATAACATCTTCTAAAGGTTGTTTAATATTAGTAATAATTTTTAATTCATAATTACATATTTTAAGAATTGTATCTAAAGTTTTTGATGATACATTTGATAATTCTAAAAACTGTGTTTCATTACTCTCGTGTTCTTGAATAATATCAGCAATTGTTTGAATATATAATGAATATTTAATTAGATTTGAACAATCACAAGATACATATTTATCATCTTTACAATGAAATTTTATATTCATATCAGTTTTATTATAAATACTAATATTTTATAATAAAACATTCAATTTTTATTTAATATTTCTTTATAATTTATAACTTCTGTTGGAGAAAATGTAGTCAATAAGAATAATATATTAAACCATATTAAATAATTGATATATGTTATGATTGGAATACTAGCGAAATTTCCAATAACTGGTACTAAAATATCTAATAAAATAACAAATAAAAATCCATAAATATTCATTATAATTATACTAATGAAGATATTTTAGAATATTCTTGTTGTATATATTGAGGAGATTTTTCACATTCAACAGAAGATAGTCCCATACTTGTAATAGATGTTGTAAAAAATCCAGTAAATAGGTATAATAATATACGTGATATTTCATATTTGGATTGAACGATACTTCTTAATCTGGATTTATTTTCTTCAAATGCTTTTATACTCGGTTTTCCTGTTCTTTCATCTATGGGTTGTTTATTCCATAAATGGTCTAATGCGTTCATTGCATCATCAAAGTTCCAAGGTGTAAATGTATTTACTAATAATGACTGGTCTTTATAGATTGTTGTAAGAATATCATCAATACCTTGTCCTTTTCCTTTCATCATAGAGAGAAACACAGTATTAACATCTCTTAATCTTGCTACCATATATCCAAATGTATTTGCAAAAGGTTGTTTAATAATAGGGAACATCTCAAGAACAATAATCATAGACCCGAAAATAAGCGTCCAAGGTATTAAAACAGATTTTAATACATTTAAACTTTGAACTTCACCACATAACTGTTTACTTTGAAATAATCCAATAGTAAATTGAATGATTAAAACAACAATGAAATATATACCTGTTATTATTTTTTCATTTGTATAAAGAAAGTATAATGCGATTGTATAAGCAATCGTAATCCCTAAAAATATAAGAAATGAAAGTAATGAATTATTCATACTATAATTTTAAATTAGATATTAAAAATATATATTTATTAAGAACTTAAAATCATTAGAATATGAATGTAAATGGGTCAACACATCCTGATGGAGAACCTTTAGAAGGTTGGACGTATACAATGGAAGCAGGTATAATTCAAGAAACAGTTGAAGAAGAAAATCTATCAAGTCATAGTAGCGAACATCCACAAAATTCATTAAAGTATCATTATTATCTTGGACAAATGTTTCGTATATTAGCGTCTTCATATGTTTCAATATTTATTGTAAATTGGGTAGATGGTTGGATGTTAAAAGTTCCATATATCAATAATTATACACAATTTATTTATGCAAACACAACTACACAAAATGTTACAGAAACAATGGTCTTACGTTATTCACCAATAATGTTTTTGTATCAATTCATATTCTTGATAATGATTTTTACAGAAACAATTATATTATTAAATAATTTTTTGTATTGTTTTATTCGTTATCCTGTAACATGTTTATGTCAATTATCTATCATTCCTTTTGTATATTCTTTAAGTTCTTCAATAATATTATTCAATAATGAATATAAAGAATATTATTTAGAACCTTCATTTATAGAAACTGAACCGAATGTTCTCTCAAGAAATACGATGTATATTAATGGTTCTATTTATGTATTTCCATACCCATCATTTGAAGATTATGAACCTCAATTATTAATGGAACGATTATTATATCGTGTAGGAATACAACAATGGACGATATGTTTAATGAGTTTATGCATGTTTACTTGTATAATATCGTATTGCGGATGTTTGTTAAAAGAAAAATATGAATACAATATAGAACGTGTTCTTCAAAATAATTTACATTTAACCAGAAAACAAGAAAATGAGAACACAATTAATTGATGATGGAACACGATTATACTTATATCAAAAATTACGTGATTGTAAAGAAAAGAGGGTTACGTATTATAATTATATTTTTAATTTAGGATTATTTTTATCTCTTATTATTACTGTTGGTGTTATATTATATTATGCTCGTAAATATAAAATAAAAAAACAAAATGAACCAGATGACAACGAAGAATTACGAATTCGTCAGCGTTTATTTAAAATAGCACATAAATATCAGCAACAGCGTATAACACCCTTTACAGAAACTTCATTACGTGCTCATATTATATAAATTATTATTATGAATATATATAATATGGATGATTATTACAATAATTTAAGTAAGTGGTTAGATTTAAAACGTAAATATGATAAAGGTCGTAAACGATGTTTGATTTGTTCTAAAAATGTACCAATGACATTTAAACAAACGAAAGATGAATATGACGCTTCTTGTGACGCGGGTTGTAGTTTTCGTTTAAAAAAACCTCTATATGGGACATTTAAACAATATCTATATAATTTAAAATATCAATTAAGAGATATTATAATACAAATAGAACAATTAAAACTGGATTATGTATATGAGCGTATTGATGTTGAAACATTAAATCACGAATTTGAACCATTAAAAAATAAATATGAACAAATATTTTTATGGATATCCGTTTTAGAAAAAAAATATTTAAAACAATCACAAATTTATGAAATTAAAGAAACATATAATAAATCTCAAGAACTTATTCAATCATACGTTCATAATATACGTGAGTCAATCCAAGAAAAAAAATATAACGAGGCATCCCTGATATTTAAAGACCGTGTATTAGAGATGTTTAATCAAATATATGAGTGTTATTCATATCAATTAATTGAAAAAGAAAATAAAAACCAGTATCATTATAAAAAACAGTGGAAATATGACACAATACAAAGAGGATTATTCTTATTAAATTCACAGGATGACCTTCCACGTGTCATTGAGTTTAAAAAGTCTTCTTAATAATATATAAAATGAAATTATACGAATATATTGATATACCATTTTTCACGATAAGTATTGTTATTGGTTTTATAATGGTTTATACAATGACTAAAAACAATAAACGTAAAATTGTTGTATTTCCAACACCTGAAAATGTAGATTATATTCAATACCAACACGAAAATGGAATGTGTTTCTCTCCAGAACCAGTTAAAACAAAATGTTCTGTTGATACAAAAGATTATTCTTCTAATATTATAGTATAAATATGGATTTATTAAAATTGATAAAAACAAAAACAGGTAGACGTGTTATATCTATACTTTTAGGATTAGGATTTGCGTCATTATTTTATCAAAAATGTAAAGATAAAACTTGTATAGATTTTGTTTCACCTACGCCAGAACAATTAAAAAATTCTTATGAATTTAATAATCAATGTTATGAATTTCGTTTAAAAGCGGAGTATTGTGACCCGAATAAGAATAAAGTTCTTATTCGTCATAATGAATTTTAATTTTTCTTTTTAATGATTATATGACAGAGTTAAATACAGTTTATGGTGATATGAACCAAATAACAAATCAACAACAGAATACAAATAATGAAAAAAATAATACATTATCTGTTCCTGATGGTGTTAAAGTATCAGATGATGTTAAAAAGTTCTTAACATCTCAAGACCCCAAGAAACCTCCACGTTCAGAAAATATAAAACAAAAACCAATATATAATCCAAAAGTAGAAATGAAAGAACAACCGCCCGTTCAAGAACCGATGCCTCCACCTATTCAATCCACCCAAGAGAGAAATATTAAAGAAATGGATGATAAAACACCACTTCCTCAACAACACGTACCGGTTCAAACAATACAACATCAAATGGATGAACAAATACAACCGACATATATACCACAACAACCACAATTTATTCCTCAACCTATTCCTCCACAAGTTCATCATAAAGACGCTACTGAAGAATTATATGAATCACTACAAGTTCCATTAATAGTCGGCGTGTTATTCTTTATTCTTCAATTACCATGGGTTAATTCATTTTTATATCAATCATTTCCATCATTATTCACACAACAAAATAAACCTACACTTTTGTGTTTAACTTTAAAATCAATCATATTTAGTGTTATTTTCTATATATTTACATACATTTTACAAAAATAAAATTAAAGGATTATTCTTATATATCTATATTATGGGAACTTATAACCAATTTAAAGAGATGATGAAACGTTACAATACATTGAAACATATTCGTAAAGAAATTATAAAATATGAGAATGAGTATGGAAGACGGTTTAACGATTATCGTTTACATTATTCAGACCAATCAGTAGATGATTTTGAATATTATTCACCACAACGTGAAAAAATGTTGCGTCGTATGGCATCAACAAAACAATATCTTGATTATCTTGTTAAAAAAGAGCGTCGTATTCGTTCTATTTTGTAATTATTTTTTAAAATAGATTATAATGAACTGGGGACAAAATAAAAAAATATTAATAGAATTAATTGAAGAATTATTTAATCCAGAAGATTTATTTATGGTTAAACAATATATTCATAGGTTACTTACAGATATGGAGAGAATATATCGTTATAAATTACAAACTGATGATGATTATTTACAAATGAATAAAAAAATATTATACGATATTCATCAACAAATTAATATGGTGTCATCACAACAATTACAAAATGAAGTTATTCATCCTATTATAAAACCTTTAAAATCTGAATTAAATACGATGAAAAAATATGAAGATATGAAAACACAATATTATGACGCGTTAACTGTAAAACCACCACCACGACCTAATTTTGAAGAACCATTACAAACACAGTCTAAATACGCTTATTTAAAAGATAAAATATTAAAAAAAAAGATGATTAAAGAGCATTTTTCTAAAGAATTGGAAACTATACCTGAAGTAGATATTGAAAGTGATGAGTTAGAAACGAGTAATTCAATAGATAAGAAGTTGGAGCAATTAATGATAGAACGTCAGAATATATAGATTACACCATCTTTATAAGTGCCGATTGTTTTTATATGTTCAACTTCATTTATAACATCAATATGTTCATAAACATTATTATTTTTATCAACATAGTATTGTATTCCTTTAAATTCTATTTTATGGATAATAATTTTATTTCTTTTAAGATGTGGGTTTGTATGTTTATTCTTTTGATGAGTTCCACAGAAATCACTATTTTCTTTGGATTTTCTTGAACATTGTATACCTTTATGTGTATACGCTTTACAAAGCATGATAGAATGATTAAAACTTATGTTCGTTTATATGAATAAATCAATTTTTTATAGTATATATAGTATAATGGATAATAATATTGAAGAAAAATCATTATATAAGCATTATTATGATACAATTCGTGAAAAAATTCCTTCAGATATACCTTCAGATTTATCTTCGTCTTTTATAACAAATTTATATAATTATTTTACAAAACTTTCTAAACCAAATGAAAAAAATATATAATTATTATATAATGTTTTCGTCATTATATAATAGAATTACTGATTACTTATATAATAAGCATATAACAACGAATACTAAAATTGTTGAATTAGTTTCAATATACCATTAGATGTTTTAACAATTACAAAGTGTTTATTTAGTGTAATATTAAATTTAGTTTTTTTTGAATATTTAATATGATTTATAATATTTTGAAACGATTTATTAGATGGTCTATATGGAAGTTTAAAATAAAACCATAAATCAATCCAGAATGATATATTATCATAATAGTTTTTAAATGTTGTATCATTAATTGGTATATTCAGGGTTGTTTTATCCAATGTATTGAACCACTTATAAATCTGTTGTTTATAAATCTTTGAGTGGTTAATACTCTGTTTTATAAACGTATACATACCTTCAATCATATTTTCATCGAAATTATGTATTTGTTTCATCAATTTATCTCGTAAACGTCCACGTTGTGACCACGGAGGTGTAGAGTCTTTTAAATAAGGAATATTCAAGTAATGAGAACATCCCACAATTGCTGATTTAGGTATATTTAAAAATGGTCTAACTAATGTTATATTATTATCTATATATTCGACGTCGTTCATACCTAATATATTATTAAAATGTATTTTTTGTGACATATTTCTAAATGCGTTTTCTATTGTATCATCCATATTATGACCAAGTAAAATAGGATTTTTATTACCATTACCAAGTGTAGAATAGGATTGAAAACGTATATTGTGTGTAATATTTTCATAAATTTCACGCCATTTCTTGTTACGATTTCTTTTTATTTCATAAATATGACGAATATATAAATTACAATTTAAAATGTTAGAACACCAATATTTTAAAAATTCAATTTCTTTATTACAAATATCATTCTTATTATTTCCATAAGATATATGAACACATTCAATACTCCATAAACATTTTTTAGAAAGTATAGAACAAAGATAACTTAATACCATACTATCAACACCACCACTTAAACTAATTACAATTGTATTTTTATAATCTTCATAAATCATATTATTCATTAAACACCAATCTTTTATAGTATTTTCAATATGGTCTAACATATCTTGAATTGTTATCTTTTCTTTATTAAAAGGTATATACAAATGATTTAATGATTTACGATTATCATTTATATTTTTACTCATTTTAAAAGATGTTTCGTTCGTATAAGTTGTATTTAATGAAGGCGATGTATGGTCGAGTATTTCCTCTAATGATTTTGTAATATAATACTTTTCATTTTTACAACAAACTTCCATACATAATGGATTAAATTTAATTAATTTTTGTAGTGATACATTTAAAAACTTATAATATACAGGAGGAACTGGTTTCTTCTTTAATAAATAATTATGAATTAATTGTTTGATAATTGATACACACCTGTAATCATTATAATGTCTTAATACAAGTAAAACAAATACATCATATACAGGTTCAAACATCCATTTATATTCTGGTAAAAATAATTTAACTAATTCATAACACATTTTATTAGGGTTTTCGTGTGGTGGATGACGTAAGTATTGGTCCATAAATATAACTTTATTTATAAATAACTTATTAAGAATGATACTTTGAATATCATTATCGTAAAATTCTAATTCACGTTTAGTTATCATTTTAATAAACATATTCATATTTATATGTTTTATCTCACAAGGTTCAAGATTTTTATGTGAAAACCATATAGATGGATTGTTTAACCACCATTCTTGTAATGGTATACCTTGATAATAATATTGTATGACCTTCATTATTCTTTTATGTTATATCATATTGTATATTTACATAATATGATATCAATTTTTAATTTATGAAAACTATAATCACAACAGAGACTAAAACGTAAAAACTATTTATAAAGTCAGCATTTAAATTTCAAAAAGTATAAAATATGATAAATCATAGATTTAAAAGATATAAAAACTGATTTACTTTAACCAAAATTTCATCTACGGTGTTGTTTACACTTGACGCATTTTTTAATTCAGAAAATTGTATAAGAGCATGTTTATAATTTGTTAAATACTTACGTATTGCTTTTTTAGTAACAGCGGTGTTAATAGTAATTGTTTGTGTTCCACGCATAGATAAATGTCTTTTTTCCATTCCTAACACATTTTCTACTAAATCATCAATATGTGTTTGTAATTCGTCATATAAATCATCGCTTATCTTATGTTCTTTATACGTTTTTGAACGCCAATGATAAACTTTTAATGTGTTTAATACACCTAACGACAATAATACAACTTCTTCTAATTTCATTTATAATATTTCATTATAAAATAATTTTTAAGCGTTTCCACCTCGTTTCATTACTAAATCCAGCGGTGTTACATTTCCAATATATTGATTATGACTATCAAATGAAGGAATACTTCCTGAATCATGTCCTGCGTCATATAATAAAGTCCATTGAGGTAATGAAACAACTTGGTCTGAAAAGGATACATTTGGATTATCAATATAATCACCATCACTTGTTTTTTGGAGACTTAATACGGGACATCGTATACCACGTGAACGTAACCAACGCATAAATTCAGTATATTCATTTAATGTATTAAAACGTAAAGGATTTACACTTGGAACAGTATGTTTTCTTGTATTGAATAATAAGTAATAACCATCTTTATGAATTAATAAGTTAGGACACGATTTAGGAATATTCTTATTTATTGTAATATCTGTCTCATTCATAAGTGTTTTAATAAAATCATTTAATGATGTATCAAACGTTTCATATAAACTACGATGATATTGTTCGTCATTAATTTTATATGGTGTCGTATCTATTAAATATAAAAAAAGTATGATAAAAGAAATTATAACAAATAAAAGTAAAGGAGTTATTATTTTCATTACTATTTATATTTAATATACATATTTTTGTTTAATGATTTTAGGTATAAGAGGTTTATTTAAATCTTTTAACATTTTATAACATTTATTAATAGTAACCTCACTTACATGACTAATATCTTTTATAACAGATTTTTTAATATCTTGATTACATTCACAAGATACATAGTAAATAATACCAACCGCGATTGAATGTGGAGATTTTTGATGAAACTGTTGGTATTGTTTAATCTTCATAGAAATGAATAAACACAACTTCATTAAGTCTGACGGAAAATTTAATTTCGTACAATATCTTTCTAAAAATGTAGACGGTGTTGCTTGTGTTAACTGTGTTTTATCATCATAATCCATATTTTTCTCTAATTTATTAAGAATTAATAAAGCGTTTTTACAACCCTTTGTAGCACTTGATGTATCTAAATTAAATATATCAGCAATTTCTTTTGCTGTTCTTGGATACCCATTGATACGACAAGATATATAAATGGACGCGGCCAGAACACCTTCACGGTTTAAAGAACGAAATGATTGTTCTTCACTAATTTTTTTATGATATATCATAGCGTCATTAATAATTAATTTAGGAATACCAGATAAATTTGCCATAATTGTGATATGTTGAAAATCTTCATAGTTTATTTTTTCTTTATAAGGTATGGCGTGCCATTCTGTATAACGACGTATTTTTCTCATTTGGTATGTTGATTTAGAATTACAAAATATACGACACCCATATGATGATTGTTCAAGAAGAGGGTTAATCGGACAACCACTACGTGAAGGATCTTGTGTATCATCGCCTTTATAAAATCTCCATTCAGCGGTTTGGTCAAGAGGATTTCTTATCATCATACCACAAGATGTATTAGAACATATATGTGACCCGTGTTCATCTATATGAATAGGAGACTTACATAATGAACATTCATCACTTGAAAATGTTTTAGTAGATGAATATAATTCTTCAATAGGTGTTGTAGGAATAGTATTCATATTTAGTCTATTCCATAACGACTTTTTTTCATTTGATGTTAAATTCTTTGTTCTTTTTTGTGTTTTATTCATTATTATTTAAAAATAAATGTTAAATAATGATTTTATTTTCAATTTTTTTTGTTTAATTTAATATAATGGGAACAACGATATCATCAGAGATAAATGGTAGTAACACTTCAAACAATAAATCAATTATAGATATGGTATACTATATTCAAAATGAGTTTTTATCTAAACAAAAACTAAAAACTCTTAAAGAATTACAAAATAAAGAAGTATGTGAAAAATCTATTATGGTTACGGAAGAAGGTATCAGGAAATTATTAACAAATATAAAAAATAAAGATTTATATGAATTAGAGCGTGAATGGGTCCATCCTGTTATCACTGAAGATGAAAGAAAAGAATTGTTAAATGATTTGGATATAAATGAAGAAAGAAAAGAACGTATTTGTAAGCAATTATCAAAGTATAATATACAATTATATCATTTATTAAGTCATATTATTGAAGCATTACAACCTGTTTATGAATATACAGACGAAGATGGTAAAATACAACGTATTCATTATCTTAATTTAGACGAAAATTATAATTACAAAAACTTGAAAATCCATAATATGAATTTTTGTAGTCATCGGTTATATCCAATTCATTGGAATACTAATATAGATGATGAAGATAATGTTGAATTAATACCAAATTTTTGTTCTGTATCAGTTAACGATGATAAAATAAATACTGATGTTCAGTATAGAACGGAACATAATGTTCCCGATTTTGTTAAAGATGTAATGACACAAGTTGGTGGAGAGAACGTAGTTATACAAAAATCATATACAATACCAAATGAGTTAAAGTTCAATCCAACAGGATTATTGACAAGAAATAACGTAGAGGAACAAGATAATAATGAAGAAGAACAAGATAATAAAACTGTCTTTGAAAAGACATTTAGTCCTATAAAAAATACACTTACACAAGAATTTGATATTTCTATGAATACTATATTTAATTTCATTACTAGGGATAATGGTGATGTTTCGGGTTCTGATGGTGATGATTCAGGGTCTAAAGAAGATGTTTCAGGGTCTAAAGAAGATGTTTCAGGTTCTAAAGAAGATGTTTCAGGTTCTAAAGAAGATGTTTCGGGTTCTAAAGAAGATGTTTTAGGGTCTGATAAAGTTTTAATAGAGAACAATGATAACAAAACACCTGTTGATATTTCTTATCAATATCAATTATCAAAAGACCTTGAGATTGATAATTTATTTGATGATATAGAAACAAATAAAAATGATGAAATGAACGAAAATGCTATGAGAGAATTACAACCGGGTATATATAATATACAAAATGATG